TGATCGGTTTCTTCTTGTCAGCCCACACAATTGGGCCGGATGGGAAAGGATTACCTGTTGGGTCTGGTCGAGCCATGATTACCTCGTTTCTCTTTGTACTGCTCGGTTGAGTTGGTATTCGGACGGGAGATCAGTGTCGAGTTGCTGCTGCTGCTGATCTTTCGCCGTAATCGGCGGGGGAGATGTTTGGCTGATACGATGGTTGAGTTGCAGGTAGGCGATAAACAGACCACCGGCAGCAATGCCAATTCCTACAGCCCACCCAATGCCTTTGATCCAGAGCAGCGATACGCGGGCAATGGATTTAAGCTCTGCCACTTCGGCCTTGACTCCGGGCGTACCGTTACCGTCCATCTCTTTGACCAAGTGGGTAAGCGTTGAACGGATGGTCGGAGCCGATTGCTCCCAACTCCCATCCCCGAAATCAATAGAATCAGCCATTCGCTTGGGCCTCTTGTACAAGGATTATGCTACAACAGCACCAGTCAAAAGTGTGGTCATGCTGCTGTGACTCTTCAGCGCAAGGTATGCCTGCATCTGCGCCATATCAGTTACCTTGGTCGGCTGTGTTCCAGATGGATCGGTGCCGAGCGCAGTTGCAAAATTGTCGGTGTACAGCAGCGTGTTCCCGTCCGACGAGTCGTAGAACGAGCATATGCCTGATGCCACTGCATCATTGCCCGCAGTAGCAGTAGCGGCAGTTGCATAGATCGAGTAACCCACTACTGCCTGTTTAGTAGCATGTTCCACGATCACGTTCGTGATACGCAGATAAGCTGCCGTCAGTGCGATTCCGCTCGATGTTGTGTAGCCACTAAGTTGGTATGCCATGTTGCTCAGGCCCTCCTTTGGCCCGTCCCTCTATCATAGATTGCCGATCCTGCTCAGGCACCGTCGTGTAAAACGTCACGGTTTAGATTCCGCCGCTGCTGACGTTTCTGCCGCCAGAACCTCTGCCACCCACAGCGTTTTCTGTGCCGCCGCGATAGGCAAAGCCGCTTGCGCTGCCGTATACGCCTCAGACGGCAGCGCAGGGACAGCCGCTGTCAGTATCGTAGTTCCGTCAGTGTCAATACGAGTTTGTAATCACACACTGATAGGTTCCGCTGATTGTACCGCTTGTTGGCACATTGACCGTGAATCCTGTTGTCGCCAAACTGGTTGCGAATGGTGTACCGGTGGATGCGGTACTTGCCGATGGCGTTAGGCCGCAACTTGTCGGGGCCGCTGCCATCGCCGTCCCGAATGTTACTGTTGCACTCGTTCCGCTGCTGATGGACCACGATCCGGCCCGAAGCGATACAACCGAGGATGGTAGCGTTGATACCGAGCCTAGTCCAAGGTTTATGCGTGCAGTTGACGAACTGGAAACATCTGATAGGTTATTAGCACCCTGCAGTAGCGGACCATTCGTGCTAAATGAGATTGAATAATCAACGCTCTTAGGGGTGGTTGTGCAGCCTGTTCCGCCGGTCACCTGAACACTGTACTGATGACCTGCGGTCAATCCAACCAATGCCCCAAGTGTGTTGTAGTTGTACTGTGTTGACAACGTCAGCGCTAGTCCGCTGACCGGGCTGGACGCTGTGTTATCATAGAGTTGTGCTACCGCGTTGGTGGAGCAACCTGATGGCGTTTGATAGCCGCTGGATGAAACGGCAGACACTGAGAGAGCGTTCGCCGGAGTAAATGCACCTTGTAAATATGTGGTTAAATTCGCAATCGTTTGGGGCATTTCACCAATCCAACTGCTATTCCCGAGTATCCATCCGGTGATGTTGAAATATGCAGGTGGTGTGGTACACCCGCTACCTGATGTATACGTCCATCCGTATTTGTGGCCTGAGGTCAGTGCCACCGATACTGATCCTGACGATGCCTGTTGTAAAGAGTTTGCAATTGTTACGGTTGTTCCCGCCACAACCGAAGAACTCGTCTGGTCGTACAACTCAACGCCCCATAACGACGTGCAACCAACACCGGCACGGCCAATACCAAAATCTATCTGAGTGATGGTTTCCCCGGTTGATGCCCAAGTGCCATAGTAGGTTCCGTCATTTCCGACGGTGGAGGCATTCCGCAGGGATACGCCCGTAGCATTTGACAACTGGACTGTAACTGTCAAACTAGCCGGGGTTGTCGAGCACCCTGAGAATCCTCCATCATGAATTGCGTACACATGGGCACTGTTAAGCGGATAACTCAGGCCTGTTGATGAACCGATCTGACCGGACGATGTCACGGTAATAACGTCTGTGCTGGTGGTTACATCATGAACGTATATTGTACCGTAAGACGAACACCCCACGGGTGCGACGTTGTAGGCGTAATCCACCGAAACAATGGTCTGTCCTGATTGCGGATAAAGTGCTCCCCCATAAATTCCTGATACTGCATACAGGTATACGGACCACGCCGCAACAGTATTTGTGGTGACTGACTGCTGGGGGATCTTACAACCGACATTCGTCAGCGGTTGACCACTGGTTGAGTAGCACACGGGGGCAGTGCTCGAAGAAAGATTTGTCGGCGTTATAGCGGGGGTCTGCACTGTGCTTCCCATGACTAAATTCGATGCAACTGCTGACCCTTGAGCGTAGTAGTTAGTTGTAACCCCGGTAAAATAGTTTGTTCCTAAAGTGACCGATGTGGCTGCAGTTGCCCCGTAGTAAACACCGATTGTCCCGCCTGAAATCGAGTTCCCCTGAATAAGGGCGTTAAGCGGGGAGGAGTACCCGTTATCATCAATAAAAATACTTCTCGCGATGGGGCCGACGACAATGTTATCCGTGATAATTGTGTTCAGTTCTGAGGATTGGGCGCTACTGTCATTCGTAGAAACGCAAATGCCACACGAAACCGCGTCTGTTCCGATCAATGGGTTTGAGACTGTATTCCCTGTGATGATATTATTATCCGCGTGAATTCTACCTCCGGAAGCTGTGTGCGAGCTAAACGTAACCCCACTAGATGCTGTACTACTACTCCCGTTACCCCATCCGTAAACATGATTCCCGAACACGTGGTTTCCGCCAGAGTAAAAGTGAATTGCACTGTATACCTGCATACCGGAATCCTGTGCATGGATAGTGTTATTAGACACTTCTGAGCGGCTGGCACCAAACTCTAGAACATCATAATTGATGAACTGGTTATCGGCGTTAGCTGTATTCCCGGAGAATATAGCTCCAATCGTGTTGTAGCTAGGGATCGTCCAACAATCAAAAATCTGACTCGTGCTTGTAGTCCCGGAGATATTGCATGTAGTGTTTACAATGCGCAATCCGGTGATAATTCCTACGTTTGCAAATCCTGCATCCGTTGTGCTGGAAACATTTGCATGAGCGAACCCCGGGGATGTCACGGTAAAAGTATTAGTACCCACCGCCGTGACAGTCCATACCCCGGACCATGATGGGTAATTCAGATAGTTTCCTGTACTCAATCCAATCACGAGAACAGATGTTCCCACTCCTGTTACGTGATTGGTCCCGCTTGTTGTGAAAGTCACTGCATTGCTTGTGATTGAGTAACCCGTGATCGTCGTATTACCAGTGAAATCACCAACCCCACCACAAGAAAAATAATAGTTACCCGATTGCGCAGCTTGACCGCTTGATGAGCATGATACGTCGTGGATGTTCACATCGTTTGTCAGGCTTGTGTTATAGGCTCCGTTGTTAGACCCTGACAGGATTGAATAGCCCCCGTCGTAACGCCCGCCGTTCAACTCGATAAACGAATTGGGTGCATAAGCAAAGAACCCGCCCGAATCTGAATCCATCTGTAAATGATCTGCCAACACATGGCTCGCCTGATCGAGGCGAATACCATAGTCAGAACCCACTGTGTAAATGTGTAATCCTCGTAACGTGGTGTACGAGGTATCGCTTAAATGGACAAGACCACTATAGGCGTTTGCAGAGCTTGAACCTCCTGTCAATGCGCACGAACCATCAAGCGTTTGGTAACTGCCGGTTAATACCAACATGGAAGAGGATAAAGAACTGGCGCGACTGAATACCGCACCGGGAGCGCATGTGATGGTCGTGTTGCTTGTAGACCATGTTACACCGCTTGAAAAATTATAGGTTCCAGACCCGACGATAACGTTGGTGTTCGCTGTGGCTGCTGCAAGCGCATTGGCGATGCAGCTTTGGTCCAGTATTCCTTTGGTCGTGCAGTAGTTCGCTGCATAGATTGTGGTTCCAATCGACCCCGCCGTAACGGTGCCTGATGCTGTAAGATTGGGCAGCGTCAAGTCTCCCGCCATCGTCTGCGTCGCGGTTTGCGATGGGTCAATAATATCTACAGTCGTTGCTGCTGAACCGTTGAATGTGGTAAATGTTGGCGTAGCGAGCGTATTGGTCAAAGTAAGCGAGTTTACTACTTGTGCAGCCGTTCCTGTGGTACTGCTAGTAATACTTGATGGTAGATCAGCAGCAACAATAGCACGAGGAGTCATAGCACCAGCCGTTCCATTTGGAGCAGCAATAAAATAATTAGCGGTTTCGCTTGTGCCAGTTATTGCTATTGTGCCACTGCTTGTAATTGGACTATTTGTAACTGTTAGCCAATCTGGTACAGTTAATCCAACACTGGTTACTGTACCACTTCCGCCACCATCAGATACCGCACACCATGCCGGAACTCCAGAATCAGTTTGACATAGATATTCGGTAGTACTGCTTGTACTAGGACTTAAATAACAAGTAGTACCCGAAGCACACTGATATGGAATACTATTAACAACTGTTCCGCCCAAATTAGATACTGTTCCAGTTGCCCCACTCTGTATAAGAACAGAACCAGTGATTTTTGTTCCTTGAGCATTTACTATGTTATAACTCAATAGAATACACAAAAATATAAATTTCTTAAACATTAAATCTCCTAATATTACTATTTACCATTAGTGTCATTTAGTTTATCTGCCAGCACACACTGCTCAAATCTCCAGTAGCAACAATATTAGCAGCAGTTAATGAATTAATCACAAATGAGGTTCCAGAAGTTACGGTTCCTATACTAAGTTCGCCTATTACGGTACTTGAATTAACGGCGCATCGGGTAAGTTTATATATACAAGTAGCACTAGGAGTACAAGTTAAAGTATCACTAACCGTTACCGTTCCAGAAGTTAACGTTGCATATCCAAAATCCTCGGAACCCGGAACCAATGATAATTTTCCAGTTGAAACCCCAGTATTACCCGTAGCAGTCGATGGAATTACCGTTCCGTTCGCGTTAATAAAATTACCAGAACCATCTATGGCACCCACATAAGTTGATGTACTTCCACCGCTATAAACAGCCAATCCTCCGGTTCCAGATCCGGTAGTTGAATTAATTTGCACGTTACTTGAACCTACACCAGCATTAATACGAGTCGTGCTATTAGGTGCATACTCCATTCTAATAAGACTATTAACAGGATCATATAATCTATAATTACCGGCAACACCAGTAAGCAAAGTTTGCCAATAGTTTGTTCCATTTGCAGCATAATACAAATATGATTGGAATGGAGATACTGTGGAATTTAAGGTAAGGTTGCTTAATCCAGTCACAGCAGTAAATGATGGAGTAGTTGAAGAAACTCCACTATCAACTATTTTGCCAGATGTGCCAGAATAACTAGCCAAATCTCCGCTGGTTGAACTACCTGTATAAATTGAACCCAATGTAGTATTTGTAGTTGGCATTGCTCCTGATGGAGTTAATGATCCAGTATCGGTGTATGTTAATGCAGTTATACCACTTGCAAGTAATAACTCCGCACTTGTTGTTCTACCATATATACTGTAAGACGTAGCCCCGGAAATAGTACTCCATGGAATAGTAATTGTATTTGTGCTAGTGGTACTTCCCGTTGTTAAGCAACTTTCAGTACTTGGTATAGTACTTCCAATACTGTTTACGGCATTAACTCGATAACAATATGATGTACTTGCAGTCAATGTTCCGCCTGTGGTAGCAGTTGTTAATGTGCTAGTTGTTGGGGTAGTTAATGCAGATAACGTTACATTATTTGTAAATGTAGGAGTATCTGATAAAGTAACTTTACTTGTAGACGTACCAGTATATCCGTTAGCAGTATAGGGAATAGCGATTCCCTTCGGATTACTGAAATCTCCTGATCCGTCAATAGATGCTACCTTCGTAGAAGTACTTCCACCGCTATACACAGCCAACCCACCAGTTCCAGAATTAGTAGCATTGTTTATTTGAACCGCATAACTTCCAGCCCCAGAAGAAATACTTGTGGATCCGTTGGGCGCGAAGTCTAATCTATTAATAGCATTAATAACATCATATAATCTATAGTTTCCCGCAACACCGCTCAGCGCGGTTTTCCAATAATCTGTTCCGTTTGCTGCATAATAAATATATGGCTGATATGGAGAGGTAGTAGAATTTAAAATTAAGCTACTTAATCCATTTATCGCACCAATTGTAGTATTTGTAGTTGGCATTGCTCCTGATGGAGTCAGTGATCCAGTATCAGTATAAGTCAATGCAGTTACACCACTTGCAAGTAATAACTCCGCACTTGTTGTTCTACCGTATATACTATAAGATGCAGCACCAAGAACAGCACTCCATGGAATTGTAACTGTATTTGTACTAGTGGTACTTCCAGTTGTTAAGCAACTTTCGGTACTTGGAATAGTACTACCTAAACTATTAAATGCGGATACTCGATAGCAATATGATGTACTTGCCGCCAATGTACCACCAGTTGTAGCTGTAGTTAAGGTACTCGTTACCGGAGTAGTTAGTGCAGATAACGTGACATTACGAGTAGTGATGCTATTGGTTGATTCATCCCCGCTAGAATTAATATAAAATGGATTATAATTACAATACGTCTCACTTGTTCCGCCAACGCAGAACGATCCATATTGGTCAAATCCACCCACCCACGTTCCATCAAGACTGCCATAAGCCGCGCCTACTCCGAATTTGATTCCGTGCCCAGAAGACGCTGCGACGACAGCATTAGATCCGTTATAGCCAAAATCTGCACGATTTCCCGACGCCCCATAATAGTTTGCTGTGCTCACTCCGCTTCCGTTCTGATAATTTGGCCAAGATGGGTGATCTTCGGCCATCACCTCCGGAGAGACAGTAACGGTTACAGGACCGTACCCTGACAGCCCGCAATAGTAAACATTTCTTAGAGTACTTTTTCCTATTTGCGAAAAGGTAGTAGATCCAAACTGATCAATTATACCAGACGGGCTACTAAAGGTGTGATATTCCATGGGTTGCGTTATACTACATTGTGTGTCTGATGCAGTAGTTACCGCAGACGAACTTTCGTTTCTATATAAAGTATAACCAAATGCATATCTAATAAATGAAGTATTTATATAAAATAACCCTCCACTTACAATGGCATTACCATAGTTAGATATGCAATCTGAAAACTGCTCTCCGCAATTGGTTCCGTAGTACTCGTTATACTGTGGGCCATTGATAATTCCATTTTGGCCTTGGCCCTCTGGGTGAGCACCGTATATTTTATTGTCTCCTCGTTGAAACCGCATACTGGCCATTGATCCAGTATTTCCAGTTATGCCAATCCAGCGAGAGTCAGTAGTATATTCATCATCAATTCCATATTGAGATAACCCCAAGTCATAGATAGAAACCGAGTACAATCCAGTGCAGCCAGTGTCAGTTGTTGTCATTCCCGTGATTACGCCAGATACAATTGTTGGTGTGTACGTCCCAACTGTCGTGCATGGGACATTAGACGTTGCATTTTGAGATCCAACCGTACCAACGATTTCAGTATTGGAATCATAGTTCGATCCACCGAATGACGCGAGCGTGGCACTGCTCCCTGAACCAGACGTATAACCAGTCACTGAAATTGTCGGTACCGCAGATGCAAAATCATAATTTCCCGGACTTGTAATTCGGTAATAAAGTCCACCACTGCTGTAAGCAGCTAAACAAGTTGCCTGTACATTATAAGTTCCTCCCGAAACCGTGCAAGTTAACGTATCTCCAGCATAATCGGTTCCAAGTACTTGCGATGCCAATACTACTCCATAACCAAGGGTAGGAGCACCGCCCGTTCCATATCCAGTAACCATAGCTCCGGTTCCGCAACCACCAGTAATAGGGCAATTTTCATACACTTCTAAATCTTCAAACTGAGAGTCATAGGAAGTAGCAACTCCGGTAGCGGTCCCAAAAAGCATTTGGGCTGTAGTTCCATTAGCGCCCCAAACATGTGACATAGTAATATGATGAGTTTGTCCTTGAAGATTTATCGCGTATGGAGAAAGATGCTGCGCATCAAGCGTAACTTGCTTAATCGTTGGTTGCGTGGCGTATTCTCCGGAAACGGTGGGAAGATATAATAACCCATTTGAATTTGAGCATGAAAGCTCAATGTGTGATGCTACTGGACTTGCACCGATAAGATTAACAACACCTCTACCTGTCGCTGCCGATGGCTTCATTTGGAGTCCGGCGCATGAAGTATAGGTATTCTGTCCAACTTCTACAACAACCGAAGTATCGCCGCTAATAGCAGATAATGCAGTATACCACGCGCAATCTAATTGAGTTGTATAACTGACTCCTCCGACCGTGCATGAGGTTGGATACCCATCTGCATAATACACGGTTCCTAACATTTGTGGAAGTACCGTGGCAGCAGATAAAGTAGGTGTATATAAAGACCCGCTCATTGTTTGTGTAGTAGTTAACGATGGATCTATAAAAGAACTATATACTGGAGTAGCACCGTTGGTTCCATCTCCGGTCATCGAGAGTACCTTGGGAGTTGTGGTTGTATTAGGAGCAACATATCCGGTAGTAGCTGATGCTGATTGATAAGGTATACTATTTACAACTGTACCAGTTAAATTTGTTGCTAAAGAAGTTGTACCTGTTACGGTTCCAGTAATTGGACCAATATAGCCCGCGCCAGTTAAGGTTCCGCTCATAGTTTGATTTGTAGCCAATGTGGAAGAAATACCATTAATTGAACTTAATGCTAATGCTGGTGTAGTCCAATCAAACGTCCACGAAGTAGGAACGGTTGATTGCGGACCTGCTGTAACATATGGAGTGCTGGATGATGTTGGATCTGTATTTATAATAAGAGACGGTATAATTAACTCTCCATCCATACTCTGAGCACTTGTTTCTGAACTACTAATATAATTTAAAGTCTGTGCAGAAGAACCATCATAAGTTTTTGTTGAAGATGCTCCATCTGTTAAAGTTAAATTATTGGAAGCAGTAGATGTCACCGTGCAGGTACTTCCAAGAGTACATGTTTGCCCATTAACAGTTGTCGCTGAATTCGCTAAACCAGTATTAGGAATAGTTGTACTAGCAGTAGAATTACTTGATCCATTCGCATAAACATATCCAGTAAGATTACTAACTGATAAATTCGGAGTTGTTACTTTTCCAGAAACAGTTATTCCATCTGCATTATCTGATGCAACACCCGGCAACATATTATTAGTACTAACTAACGGACCTCCAATTTGAGTGTTTGGATTAATCAATGTTTGTGTTGCCATCATTCTCGGAGAAGATTTTACTGGCAAGATCGCCGTTATTTTATTTTTATGATGCTTATGTGTTACTCGACTTTCACTTGATCCAACTAGTGTCAAAATCATCAATGTCAGCATTAAAATCTTTTTCATGTTATCTCTCATATACCTATTTATGGAAAAATTATTAAATCATTTCCCGTATTTGATACCAATGACGCAGAATTTGCATATATATTAGCTGTCATATCTGGCCTGAAAATTGTACTAATGTTTTGTAATATTGGCGTGGCAACATTAGAAGTATTTACAAAAGTATTTGCGTTATTAATAAACTGATCGCGCTGAGTATGCCCTTCTCCATTAGTAAGAGGAGTACGAACATTTGAATTTGAATATTGCCACGCTGATCCAGACCATCTATACAATCTTGCCGGAAAATAATCTGTTCTAAGAATATAATCGCCGATGGTTGGATTACTTGTAAATTCTGTAGCAGCCGTTACCGGATATCCATTTTCTGCTTTGCCGTTTCCAACCATATATCCAGAAAACTTTAACGCAGGACTAGTTCCAACTGGTAAAGGAAATTTCTTTCCCTTTCCGATAACATATTGTGGTTCCCAAATGTTTTCAGTTTCATAACCACTAAGTGGAGTATTATGCTCTGCTTCTTTAATTACCGCTTCATTTTCTTCCACATAGTACTTATCTGAGGTAAAAATCTGTGAGTAAGTAATTGCATTCCCATTAGAATCATTCACAATATCATCCCATGCATTTGTAACTGGCTTACTAAGAATGTCATTATATTCCTGACTAGAAACCATCGGAGTACATTTACATCTCCATAAATGATTCCACCATGATGCAGAATAACCCGCAGAAGGTCTAGCAGCAGTTTGAACTACATAATATTTTTTTAAAGCAACTGGAATATCTTCATCTAATGCATAGAAATCCTTCATACATGGCATTTCTAATACATCGCCAGACATTAACTTTCTTCCGAGAGTATCAACACAATTTTTCAAATGAACCGTGACATTTAGCATTCCAGAAGTTCCCAACGATAATCCAAATTGAGATAGATCCAAATCTAAATCACTTGCTTGAAATTGCGCTCTCATTTTAACAATATCTTGGGAGTACTTTCTATCTCTATTTTCAAGAAATAGCAAGTCTTGAATGTTTGTTTCTGATAAGTTGGTATATTGGGGCTGAGTAGTATCCGTTGCAATATTAGAATTAGCTGATCCAAGGTACTTGTGAATATATACATCAACCCCACCAATCAAAAATTGCTCAAGTAGTAATCTGTCAAAATACTTTGCATCTTGCCCATATTTTCCATCTTGCCACATTGATATTCTAGACATTATTATCCACCTTTACCGAAGATATCGTTCCATCTGAATTTTTCTTTACTAACTCAGCATCCGGATATTGGTCCTTATATTGTTTATACATATCTTTTGCAACAGATAGTGCCATCCATATACGTCCCATTCCAAATACCGAATCAGTATAATCATAATACGTTGCCATGTTATTTCCATTATTAAATCTCACCCCATATATTCCCAAAGAAGGAGATTCGGTCCCTTTTAATTTATAGACTGCTTCTTCTTTTGTTATATTTCCGCTTAAATAACTAGCAACAATATTTCCAAGCGAGGTGGTTGGTAATGACTTTTCAACAAAGGCCCCCCATTTTTTCATAAACTCTCTTCTATATTTTTGTGGATCACAGGCAGCATCTAAACAAACAATAAATCTAGAAAGAGTTATTATTGATTTATTCTCCATCTTCAACCAATCCCCACCCGGACCTCCAAATTCCACATAATTATCTCTAAGATGAACGCTTTGATATTTATCGATAGATTTTGATGAAAACATTCCTTTTCCCCAAGTATTCATTGCATGATCAAAATCTGCCCGAACATGATTAAGTAATGCTTCCCTTCTATCTTTATCAGTGGAAATAATATTCATTATTTTTGATATTTTTTTATATGATGATTCGCACGCGGCATTAATAGACCTCTCAAATTTTTCCAATACATATTGATCACCCAGCAACAATATCAATTTAATATAATTAAGAGATTCCATGGATTTACCATTAATTGAAATATTCATATGAAGTCCGGTGGATTCGTTAGTTGAACATCCATTCTTTTTTGCCCATGCAATAGTCTTTTTCAAATCTTCTATCATCTCAATAAATGGCATAGGCGGACTTATAAATTCCAATCCACTGCTATATTCTTTTGTTGGAATAATAGAAGAATCTGGCTCAATGGTATATGCATTTTCTTTTCTTGGTCCGCCATGATAAGTAGAAGAACTATAAACCTCTTTTCCAATATATTCTGAAAAACTTTTAGTTATATTAATTAGTGTTTTATTAGGTACTACCATTTCGAATTCCATTCCAACCGTTGCATCTATGTGAGACGCAATTCTAGATAAGGTATTTGGACTTGCTTTGTATTCAAATAATTCTCGTATCTTCATTTATTATCCTATGAAATTCTCAAATTCAAATTGGTTAAAGAAGAAACAACGGAAACATCGGATACCGTCGCGCAACTTACAAATATTTCATATGAGTTACAAGTAATTTCTTCTAAGTTTCCATAAGCCAGTTCTGACGAAGTTGGAACCAAATGAATTGAATTAATAAGATTCCCAATATTAGTCATGATATAATTTGATAATTGGCTCCAATAAAATGTCTGACCGAATGCAAAATTACCAACCATAAAATATTCATTTACCAAAGTAATGATATTTGAAGCAATCTCCCCACTTCCAACTGGATAACTTGAATTAAGAACAGCAACAAAAGTGGCTTGTAAATTATTGGCTGCTTTTGATCCGAAAAGAGGAACAAACTGAGCACTATTCATGATAATCTCATCGGTTATCATCTTGTAATCTTCTAACTCAGAATAATCAGTTGATAATTCAGTGGTGGTTGGGGGATCTGGTTCTGAAACTGATCCAGTTGTATCAGTTAACCATTGCTGATATGCTGTTGCATAGCTACTTTCAAGTACGTATAAATCAATTACATTTGCCGGAGATGGATCAATCCTTCTAGAATCCGCAGCATGATGAATATATTCAAAACTAATATCTTGACGACCATTATAATAACTATAAGATAAAGTATCTCCTGAATTATTCAAGGTACTCTTAGAAGCGGTTGTTCCAGATCGAGTTACTTTATAAAAAGTATCATTGGAGGTGCAATATATAATTGTTCCATTTGAATAATTATATAAATTGCTATTTATTGTTGATGGCGTACTAACAACCAATCCATCAGTTAATAAGGTTGTTTTATAAGTCGTATTATTAGTTACTAAAAATACATAATCGGTACTTTCAACAAAAGAAGAAAAGAAAACTGGATTACTTGGAACTCCCGTTGAATAAAAATCTGCATATTGAATCTTAACTCTGGTATTGTCAGAAGTACCATCAGAATTAGTTACTTTATCAAAAATATCAACTGGAATGTTTTGTGATAATCCAAGATTTGTTGATGAAGATGGTGCAGCATTTACTTTGAGAATTTCGACTTTATCAGGAAGTAGATATGCATTGATTGGATCATATACTTTAGCACTTGAATCAAAATAAAATGAATTCTGTTTGGCGCTTCCAAAATAATAAGCATTACTTCTATTATAAACAATGATAGATGAAGATGACTGAGGAACAATAGCAATAACCCAATTATTTTCTACGGTAGAAGATGAACTGCTTGGTTGAACAAATGAACTTCCATAAACATCTGGAGAATATGCTAGAGGGAAAGTAGGACTTGTAATAATATCCCAAATAGCAGTTGAACTATTTCCAATTTTTGCTGGATAATATCTTACTGCAACGGAAACACCGCTAACTGCATACTTAACAATAGAACTTATAATAGTACTTGGCATAGTTGTAGTATAATAAGGGAATATTGTTGTTAATAACGCACCACTTGGAATAATCTGATTAAGAGTAATTGCGCCAGTACCATCAATATTCACCCCAGTCATATCAATGCTATTGCCATATCCATCACTGGTTGGAGTGGCGCTAATAGTAGCATATAAAGCATCTGATTGATTAAGAATGGCAACTCCCGTTGAATTGGAAACAAGATCATTATTTGCATCAAACATATAACCACTGGGAGGAGTAAATTTAATAATTGCTCCCGGAACTAATACTGATCCATATCCCTGAGCAAATGAGGTATCATTTATTGTAATAACAGATGAATCAATAGTTAAATACCCAGAACACGATGTATTATTTCTTAACGATAGATTCCATTCTACGTCACTTCCAGAAATATCATAAGAAGAATAATTATTGAAAATAAATCCCATCAAATTCGAAGAACTTACAATTGTATTAAGTGCCTTTTCTAGCACAGTAGCTAAAGCATTAGTTGAAGTATATGTATAAGTATTTGTTTGCATCGAAGAATCCAAATACATAAATCCATCATCACAATATGAAATTGTACTGGAATATTTTCCAGTAGGATCAGCTACATCTAAATAAGCAGAGATTCCAGAGCTTACTCGATTAATGGCTTTTGATTGTAAGATATTGCTATATTTTGTAAATGGAAATGAAGTATAATCTTGCCCATTTACCATTCTGTTTTGACTATAAAAACTTTGAGGAGCTTTTAATTTGATATTTCCCAATGATTCTGTAGCAGAACTATTTCCAACTGTATATTGCAAAGATGACTTCAAAGTAATTGATTGTGTTCTACTTGTTTTAGAAGTATACGCAATCTTAGTAGACATATTTGTCATCTCAGATGGATTAATTCTATATGATAATCCATTGCTGGACCGAGTATATACTATAAAATTTCCGTTTGGAATATCCCCAAAAACACCATCTCCAAATACTAATGTTATTCCATCATCGGTGATCGTAGAAACTGAAAATATAGTTCCACTATTTGATTCTACCGAATAGATAGAATCAACTTGGGTCCATTCTGTATAACTACCATCGGTGTTTACTTGATATAACCAAACATCATTATCATTAACCCCGGTAGCAGTAATAGTATATGTGTAATTTGGAGTGGCCGTATCAATAGTAAATGTCTCATTACTTAAGGTTCCTTGCTTAAAGTAAAAAAAGAATCCAGTATTTGTACTTGCATATCCATTTCCATCATTCTGATATAACAAATTAAAATTAGAAGATGCCTTTGGAGAAAGTTCATATAGATATGATTTCCCCACCGACGAGGTATTCACCATTTCAAAAGTCATCGAAGTACTATCAACCGTTGCCGTAAATGCATAGGGAGGAGTACTTGATGTACTTAAATTAATATTATATTCAGATGTGCTAATATCATTAATCTCTTTGGTATTGGCCGGACTCCCAACGGTCTGCGAATTAATCAAAATTGCATTTATAATACAATTCCACTGATCTAACCAATTTCTATTAGTTTTATCATTCCATAAAATAGCTACACCATTTAAATTATTTCCCAAACTATCATATACATCTTCATTGACATTCAAACTAGTTATTTTTAAATAACCATTGGCTGCTAGATTTCTCGATGGCTTATAATTAACTAAATTAGCAAGAGCCGTGATCGCATTTCTCGTGGTGGCGGTTGATAGAAAACACTCCCTAGCATTTAAATCAATTCTATAACTAAGACTCTGACCAAGATAGCTAATGCAATCAACAAGTGAAATAAATTCGGAAGAATTTATATAGTCGGTGTATGACTCGGGATTATTTAACTGTATATAATTAATTAATGCCTTTCGCAGAGTCTCGAAGTCATATGAAGCCAGCAATGGATTTTGAGGAGAAGAAGAATACACTGCATCCCAACTCTGCGAACCCGCTGTGGTAGTCATTAATGAAGAAGTTATATTTGATGTAGTAGCCATAATCTTATTTATGCCAATTTATCAGAGTCTTTTTACAACTATTTCGGCTTAACTAATTAATAATCTATGCAAATATTTCGAGGATACCAACGTCACCTCACACTACGCATTAATCACGTTCTATGGCATGCTGGTGGGCTTTCCTTGCTAAGACTGTACTTACCACAGTACCAATTGCAAATTTCACTGAAATATCACTTCTTTTTTGGTTGTTGATTCACTCGTTGATTAACGACGGTTATATTTGCTGTTTCGGTACTAACAACAATTTTAAGATGTTCTTGTGTTTGAATTGCCGGGAACTCGATAATATTATTCATAATACTCTCCATATGCCATAAATATAAGAGAGGATTCCCATGAGTGTATTTTTTGCAGGAAATGAAAACCCAACCGGAAATATAGATGGCAGTAACACTATATTTACATTATCTAATATAATTGTAATTGAGGATTCCATAGTTCTTGTTAAAAATGGGGTAACTCTCACAAATAATATTGATTATAGCATAACTGGAGCATCAAATCAAACAATTTTAATGAATATTGCTCCAATAGTGGGAGATTCTCTAACAGCATTTTATGAATATGCCACTTCGGAAATAGCTGGAGGATATTTCTTAGAAATTCCAAGTGGGAACATAAATGGAAACAATACCTCATTCATCCTCAGCGAAACTCCGACTTCAAATAATAGTATAAGAGCATTTTATAATGGCTTACTTCAAAGTAATTCTGCTTGGAGTTTATTGGGGAATACTATCACATTTGGTTTTACTCCAGATGCAGATAGTACTATTTTGGCAATGTACCGCACTTCCTTTTCAAATGAAGATAGCGAAAGTGCCACGTATCATAATCCAATTATATTAAATGGTAATGATATTATATATGGAACAGGAGAAACAATTTCTTTCCAAGTGGAAGCGGAAGATTTTGAATATAATACGTTAATTTATAGTGCGAATGGAACATCTTCAATTCCCGGTAACATTACAATAAATTCTATCTCTGGATTGATTTCTGGTTATATCGATAGATCAAATACTGGAAATTATTCATTTGATGTTACCGTTGCAAAAGAAATTATGAACACGTATTCTACCACAACAACTTATACTCTTGATATTCTCTCACCATACTTGGATAGAGTTAAGTGGTTTTCAAATAGTAATATTGGAAATGTAATAGCAGGTAGGCCATCTTCTTTACAAATTTATGCAAATGTAATACCAACCTTCACAAATCCAAATATAAGTCTTGCTTTAGCAAACTGCACTTTAAAATTACAAGCTGCAAATATCTCTGATGGGGGAGAAAACTTCTCGGTTGGGAATTTTCAAATATTGGCCGGAGGAATTTGCAGTAATAATGCAAATATAATTATTTCATCGGTTGATGCCAATGGCGCAATTACTTCAGTGTCAATTACTCCGTTTCATCAAGAATATACCGAACTTCCAGATGATTTTGAATTTATATGGGAAAATCCAGACGGTGATAGTAAAGCTGCCACATTATTTTTAAATTTTGGTATCGATACTATTAATATAACCGATGCAGGAAATTATTATGACACTGCAATAATAAATTTTGGTAATGTTGGACAATCATCTTATGCCAATGCTATTCCTTATATTAACTTTGGAAGAATTTCTAATGTGGGAGTTATCGATTCTGGAAATTATTATACTGACTTTCCAACAGTAACAATTACCTCTGGAAATGTTAGTAGTGCAATTAATCCCATTGTTTATACCGTCACTTCTGGAAATTTGCCCGATGGATTATTACTTGGGGAAAATGGTATGCTCCGAGGAATGCCATATCCATCAAATGCAAATTCATATACCATAACAGTTCAAGCTGAAACCGCATATGAAAATTTTAATATGGCGAACACCAAAGAATTTACTTTACAAGTTATTTCTCCCGCAATAGAACCTCTAACAAATTTATCTCTAGAATTTTTTACCAATGATGATACCTTCGATAAATTACAAGATATCTTACATAATAATTTATTGATTCCTTCTACTGATATTTTTAGACAAGATGATTTCTATTTTGGAATACCCAACAATCTTCGAATGCTAGTTGCTTATGGAATATCTCCAACTTCAATCGATGAACTATTAAAAGCAATTAACTATGCACATTATCCAAAAAAATATCTACTTAATAATTTAAGGTGGGCACAATCTACCACTGATAATTACGAAGTAATATATATTCAGCCATTGGATGATTATACAACTATAAATTATGATGTATTATCAGATAATTCCAATATTGCTTCTATACCAAATATGCAATATAGTTTTACTCGATCAATATCTGATTTTAATTCCTACTCTCTTCCTTCATGGATGACTGACTATCAACCCGATGGAAATATTCTTGGTTATGTGTCTGCTATTCCTTTAATTTATATTAAAACAGGAAAAGGAAAGAAAGCGTTAAATTTTCTGCAACAATGGCTAGATAATAATTTACCATTAAATCAAATTGAAATTTATAGTGATCGATATGTTTGGAATTGTGGCTATTGTGAAAATTGGAAGCAAGCTCCTACTAGTTATGTCAATGCCACAATAACTTCTTCCAACATATATTCTGGTAATATTATTATTAACACCGCGCTCCCAGAAAAAAGGTATTCTAATTTATATCCTATTACATGGATTTGGGGAGGAAATGCAAATGTATCAGTCAATGGATATAGCAATATCTGCATTGCTATAAATGAAGGAAATGTTCACGGTATTACCGGAAATATGTCTTCATCAAATATATTTTCTATTCAAAATCAGTACGGATTACCATTTCAAGTTTATGATCCATCAGGTAATATATTGTCCATCACATCGAATATCAATATTATATCTTCTGGATGGGCAGCGAACACCAGCAATTCATTTTTAGATGAAGACCAAAACAGTATATATCTCGCTTTCAACGAATATAATATATATGGAGATTTAGATAGATAAAATAACTCATTAGAAGCGTGACAGGAAACCCGTAAAGATCTATACGAAAAACATGTCGCACCTAGTTGTCTATGATAATTTACTACACAACATATAGTGCTTTTAATATAACCACCCACAATCTTTTTATATGATACTCGTTCATTTAAATGAATATTTGAAATGACATTTTTTGAATAGTATCATATAGGTATGTCGAAATTCACTACATTATATCAATTATGTTATACGTCTTCTCAGATGGCACAAGTAAAATCTCCGCTTGTTCCATGGGATAATACCCATAATCAAGAATCTATTTTAAGAGAGTATCCAATCTTTCATAAAGCATATGAAAGTGTTCCAACAGAACTTCTTAGATGGGGAATATTAAGTCCTAGATTTGAAGAAAAGACAAGTATATCTCCTCAGAAGTTTTTAAATTTTATTGAAAATGATGAAGGGGATGCAGATGTTCATTTTATAAATCCGTGTCCTATTAATGCCGCAATTTATCCAAATGTTCTCATACATGGGGAGATGTTTCATAAAGGTATATCCAATTTAATAATTAAGGTGCTTTCAAGAATGGGATATGAACTTGACCCGATGGTTTTTATGGATGATAATATTTTTGCTTTTTGTAATTATTTTTGTGGTAATCGTGGATTTTGGTATAGATATATTACATTTGTTGATAATTTCTTAAAAGAAGTGAGTAATGATATTACTGATAAAGAGATGATATATTCAAATAGTGCCAATTATAGCCGTGATAGAGAAATTCCGTATTATTCATTTGTAATAGAAAGATTATTCAGTGTTTTTTTAATGTTAAATAGGGATGTCAATGTATTGGCATATAAATATACTTTTGAAGAATTAAAGATGAAGACCAATTTACCAGATAATTTATTAAAACAAATTATCGCATTGACTGAAATGAAAAATTCTGCTATAACTAAAAAAGAAAAGCAAGATTATGCAGATTATCGAAATTTAACAACCACACAATATAAATTATTGTTTCACATGGAGTAGGGAGAATTATGCAATCATTATTTTTAGTTACCTCTGCAATTCATACTAAGTATGGAGTATATTCAAACGAAGATCGGTTCAATCAAACTATTAAGACATTAGAGAGCATTAAAACTCGTGCGCCATCTTCAAAAATTATTTTAATAGAAAGTAGTGTTGAATCACCCTTAACGAAAAAAGAGAAGAATATTTTAAATGGATTAGTTACTCGGATTGATTCTTATTCAAGCGATGCTCAAGTAAAAAGAATTTATGAACAGGGTGGAAGTAATCACGATGTTGTTAAAAATTTAACAGAGTTACTTATTATTGGACAAACTTTGAAAAAGATGGTATACTCAGAACAAGATTTATTAAAGGATGTAGATCAAATATTTAAGCTATCTGGAAGATATGAGTTAGATGATAAATTCGATCTAAATAATTTTTCTAATCCAAACAAATATTATTTTGCAAAACGTACTAGGAGTCAGTTTCATCCTAATCTTACTGGTGGCTTGACTGAACAATTTATGAGTCGTTTATGGTCATTTAATAAAAATAAAATTGATATGGTATTTTATCGATATAATCTTATGTTAGAAGAATTTACTTCTGCGTTAGCAAATAAACAATATAAAGATACCGAGCACTTATTATTGAAGTTTTTTGATGGTGCAAGTGTTATGGAATTGGATGAAATTGGAGTAAAGGGAAATATTGGGCCAAATGGAGAGCCAATTCACGATTAAGGAGATATATGGAAAAGTTATTAAGTGAATATCCATCTGCAATGGTGGATATTGAAACATTAGCAACAATATCATCAGCAAAAATATTATCAATTTCTGCGGTGGCATTTGATGAATTTGATTTCGATGCAGATATTAGAAGTAATCCATCATTTGATATTCTGCTAGAATTGGATGGTCAAGATAATAGATTTGAAGATCCAAAGACAGTTGAATGGTGGGGAAAACAATCTCAAGAAGTAATTGAAAAGATCTTTGCAGAGAATGGCCGTACTCCTGTTATAAGAGGACTTCGAGAATTAGCAACATTTCTTCATGGGAAATCTCGACTGTGGAGTAAGGGAGCATTTGATCAAGTAATTTTAGAAGATATTTTTAAAGAAAATAAAATGTTTTTCCCATGGAATTATTGGACTTGGAAAGATTATAGAACAATGCTATTATTGGGAAAGGTTCCAGCTAAAACAATAATTCATGATAGCTTGGATGATTGCTACAATCAAATAGATGGATTATTGTATATTTTAAAAAATAGAAACATTCAATCATTTGAAAAACGAGGATAAGTTGAAAAAGAATTTAGATAAGGTTATTAAATCATTTCTACCTGCCATTCCCCAGAAAATTCATCTTCTTGGTTTTCGGGGAGATGGTCATAAAGAACTTGGAATTTCTGAAATGGAATGGCCATCATCAGAAATTCAAAATGAATGGACCCATGACGAGCGAGAATTGCAAGTAGTTAAAGCTTTAAATTGGTATACTGCCACGCAAGAAGATCGGTCCATGCGAAAGCTTGCTTATAAATCTCTATCTGCTTCCGGCCATGCATTAAACTTAGTAAAGAAATTAGAACGCAGCGATAGAGAACTTAGCATTACTGCCTGTAAACTTATTCGAATGATGCAAGTTGGATATATTCCATCATTTCGTAATAAGAAGTTTATTGCAAAAGAAATTGCGAAAAGTTTATCATATTATCATGCTTCTATATCTGAAAAAACCTCGGAGGACAAACCGAATATTCAAGATAGATTAAATGAAAAGGTAAAAAGAATCTGTGCAGAAATTGATGGATTATTTTCTGATTTCATTTATGGTGGATACAAGGGATCGCATTCTATTACTTCTTTAATTTCATCAATACCATCTAATAAAAAGAAAGATGTTATAGCTTTTATTAATGATGAGATGCTTCCTTTCAAGAAAGCTCAAGCAAAGATTGTTCCATATGATGAAGATTATAGAACCTATTCTGCAAAACAATTAAAGAGTGTCATTGAATGGTTTGAACGAGCTATTAATGAAATTAATGCAGTTGCGGTTCAAAAACGTGCAATCAAAGTACGTAAGAAGAAAGCAGTTCCTCCTGCAAAAATTGTTGCCAATCTAAAATATCTTCATGATTCATCTGAATTAAAAATCACGTCGATTAATTCGATTGATATTTTAAAATCAGCAGAATTATGGGCATATAATGAGAAGACAAGAAAAATTCAGCATTTCGTAGCAATCCCAAATTGCACTTTAGATGTTAAAGGAACAAAAATTTTAAATTTGGATGAATCCAAAAGTGTGCAAAAAACTTTGCGAAAGCCAGCGGAGCAGTTGAAGAAATTCATGGCATTGGGCACATCTTCAAAAACATTGAAGTGGTTTTCGGAAATTCATTCAGTGGATATGAAAATTAAAAGCTGTATTGGCCCGCAAACATTATTACTGAAAACATTTAAATAATGTTGACAACAATCTCATTCATGTGCTATCCTTTGCACGGGAGAATATAATATGCAAATTGATTATGAAAAATGGAGCAAAGAAGAACTAATAGCTCATATTCGTTTTTTAAAGCAGCGCATGGGATGGCAAGAAGGTTTGTTATATTCTTATGCATATTTGGATATTCCTACACTTATTCGCAATAAAGGGACGATTGCATGAGTGAGAATAAGCAGTTTGTTAAAAGTCAGAATTCCAGATGCTTTTGCAGTTATGCAAATGGGGTATGGTTGATAATTAATTCTTCGTTGCCTTTTCAAAAAATATTGGCTACTTCAAATTATTCTGAAGATGATGCATGGGGAAAGGCGAAAGATAAGATATTAACTGAAATGCAGGATATTTTCGAAAGATGACTACTTCAAAAGAGAATGTATTGGGTGTTTATCCACTCGCATATTATAAAAAGGAGCGAGATAGACATTTAATTGTAAATAAAGAAGACGAGCATATTATCACAATTCGATTTTATGGTGGAGAAGAGGCGGCATGGGATCAAGCATGGACCATTGTTTCACATAGAATTCAAAATCAACTTGAACAATAATACGGAGGAATTAAAAACTTAGTGGCAAGAGCAGATCAAGTATCTATTAAAGGAAAGATTGTTAAAAATTTACCAAATGCAAATTGGGTGGTTGAAATTCCCAATGGTCAGCAAATAACCGCTTATTTGGGTGGAAAACTTCGGAAAAATAGCATTCGCATTGGATTGGGCGACGAAGTTCAATTAGAAATGAGCCCGTATTCTATGGAACGAGCAAGAATTGTTTATAGATTTTAAAATAGCTCCCGTTAACGGGAGCTATTTTTATAAATATATGTATGATTGAATGGATCACTTCCGCAGGTAATATTGGATCAGTTTCAAAAGGTTCAACTTTTTCATATACGTTGTCACTTGATTATGATAATTCCATAACTAGTACCAAAATCATCTCCGGAACCTTGCCAAGCGGGCTGACATACAACAATCTATTGATTGCTGGAACCGTGAGCCTCCTAGCAGCGATTGGAACCTATTCATTCACTATCAGAGCCACATCCAATTCCGTCGTCACGGATCGCACCTACAACATCATTGTGACTCATCCTATTGTGGTATCATTTCCAAATGCAAATCTTGGAATTTGGCCAGTTGCACAAGAATTATCTATAAGTATTGCTGCAAATGTATATGTTCCAGAATACTTTGGAAATATTGAAATTATTTCTGGATCATTGCCATCCAATCTTTCTCTTGATGCAAATAGCGGAATAATATCTGGTATAGTATTTCCAAGTGTATTATATAATACGGCAAACATTTATCAGAATATGGAAAGCAATAAGCCAGAATTAGCTGGAAGCGCATCATCCTATGTTTATAGTTTTGATATACAATATACTACTAATGTCACTGCAAATTATAATATTACCATTACAAGCTCCGAAAGTGCCAACGGAAATATATCTTTATATTCATATTCGGATTATGAAACTCCAACCGGGTTATTAAATGGAAATAACAAAAGTTTTGTGATCTTGTATGAACCATCTCCCATAGATGATTTATATGTTTATTTAAATGGCGTGATGTTAAATAATACTTCGGATTTTTCTATTAGTGGAAATACCATTTCGATGATTTCTGCTCCAGAAAGTTCAGATTCTATTATTGTATTTTATAGTTATCTACCTTAATTTTAATGGTTTTTCAGAGGATAAATATTCCATAGAGGAACCAGATGTCAACATCAAATAGCGCAATTAAGTTTTTACCATCATATCTAGGAACGGTATCAAATAAAAAGTTTTTTCAATCCACGCTGGATAGATTAAGCGCCACTCCGGTGATCGATAAATTTTGCGGATATGTGGGAAGAACTGTATATAATGGTTCTATATTGGATGGTCAATATATTAAAGAAAGCACCTTGGCTCGGCAAAGTTATCAAGCAGAACCGGCATTTGTAACATATGATGCTGATTCGGAAATAACGGCAGTGAGTAATTTTATAGATATCTTGAATTCAGCAGCAGCAAAGAATGCCAATGTTACTTCGTGGAATAGGTTATTATCCAGTAATTATTACGAATGGAATGGATTCATTGATCAAGATAAATTAATAAACTATTTTAATTATTCTTGGATAAAGAAAAGCGATACTTGGTATTGGGATTATCCAATATTATTAAGTGATATTGCCTCAACTGAAATTATTGGGCAAAGTTCATATTCATTATCTTCTATTACGTTATCAAATGGAATGTATATTTCTTGTTCAGATGGTACATTTATTGTTGATGGGGTTGGATCATATATTACTTTAACAAATTCCGATGATATGATTGATACCACCATTTCAATTGAAGAAAATTATGCAGCAGATTATGTTACGATCAATAGAGCATCTTCTGATAAAAACTTGTGGTCCATGAGTAATTGTTGGGTGGCATCATCGGTAGTCAATGATATTATAACAATTTTATTGTCTCAATATGAAGATTTTGTGGCGCCCACTTCTTTTAATATTGGAAATCGTCCAATTATTGAATTTATTCCACTTGTTTTAATTAACTCAAATAAGATTGGATTGGAGGCAGTTACTCACTTTGATAATTATACTCCAAATGCATTCTCGGTAATTGATGGAACTACGGTGGAATTTATTTGCGATGATATTGCAGTTAATGATGGGGATACTATCATTTTCAATAATGATCAAAATCACATTGTTAGACAAAATATTTATAAAGTAAGTATATCGGATAATACTTATCATTTAACAATATATGATACTGCACAAGATATTAATTGTGTATCAATTATCGATGGATCAGAATATGGATCTGGAAGTGCATCATGGAACGGAGATAAATGGGTCGTTTCTCCACAGCGAAAAACTTCTCTACAGCAATCTCCGTTATTTGATTTATTTGATTCTGACAATGTTAGTTTGTCTTCTTATACCACGTCAACGTTTGTAGGTACTTCTTTGTTTTCGTATGAAGAAGGAACGGGAACAGATGACACCGTGTTGGGATTCCCGCTAACATATGGATTAATTGGAAATCTTAATGATGTAGTATTTTCTAATAATTATGATGCAGATACTTTTGCATATGATAGTTTGACCACTGCCGAAAATATAAATGTTGGAAAACCTATGTATCTTGATCCAAGTGGATTAGATTATTCATTATATGATGAATGGAATTATGTTGAGCAAAACAGTCACTTATATCAAAATTTTGTATCGACTAATGGAGATAGCTCTTCCATTACTTTATATAATGGAACTGTTGTATCCGATACCACTTCTTATGTATATGTAAATGGAGAAGAAGTAACTTTTACATCTTCACAAAGTGGAAATAATATTATTTTTGTAATTTCTCAAGATATTACTATCTCCGATGAAATATTAATTCGAGTTATCTCATCAACACCTATTACAAATGCATGGTATGATGTTCCAACGGCATTTCAATACAATCCTCTTAATGCCACGTTGAACACAATGAATATAAGTGAAATTCGCACTGCTGATATTCGTAAAAATGAAGCATTCGCACTTATACCAGCACTTTTATTATGTAACACAGATTATGATATTGATAAAGCTATCCGAGTGGCTGGAGAAGATTATACTTTATTCAAACAAAAATTCATTAATACATTGGGTACATTATCTAATGCAGAATCATTAACTCCAAAAGTAGCATGCGATTCAGTTCTATCTAGTTTAGCTTCAACTTCTCTTGCTGGAAATACTGCTTGGGAAAATAGCGATATGTGTTATTGGGGTGGAACAGAAACCAGTCATACAATTACTAAATTTGATTCTAAAATTTTCAGTCTATCTCAAACCTATGATTTTTCTCAAGCTAATTATTATGCATTATATGTATATTTAAATGATGTACAGTTAGTTAAGGGAATAGATTATACGGTTAGCGGAACTATTCTTACTATTTCTACTTCATTGAAAATTGGGGATGTTTTAGATAGATATGAAGTATCTTCTACTAAAGGAAATTATATTCCTTCTACTCCAGCAAAATTAGGATTAGCTCCAGCCTATAAACCAGAAATTTTTAAAGATACTACCTATCAAACTTCTAGAAATGTATTAAGAGGCCATGATGGAAGTATTACTACTTGTTATGGAGATTATCGTGATCAGGTATTGCTTGATTACGAATTAAGAATTTATAATAATTTAAAAGTAGATAATCAATTGATTTCCGATGCAATTCAAACTTATGTTCCCGATTGCGGATTCTGGAAGGATACTTTATATAGTAAGTCCGAATATAATGAAGTTCTAAGTAGAATGTATTATGAATGGGTTGCAGAATATAATGTAAATTATCTTAATACTTTTTATGACGAATCCAATTATTTTACTTGGAATTGGTCATCATCTAAAGATAAGTTATCCAATTCATTTTTGGATGGCTATTGGCGAGGGATCTACAATTATTTTTATGGAACAGACATGGTTCATACTCGTCCATGGGAAATGCTTAATTTAAGTGTCAAGCCGTCATGGTGGGATGAAGTATATGGTGTAGCCCCGTACACGAACGGCCAAAGTATTATGTGGTCAGATATCGCAAATGGAACTATAAGCGATCCTAGCGGTGCTACGGCAAGCTCCATAGGCACCAGAGACGAATTATTGCAAGTTCTTCCAGTTGATGAATACGGAAATTTTCAAAGCCCCAATACTTCTTTGGTGGGAGTATATGATACCTCTTCCGCGCAAAATGATTTCGTTTTTGGCGATGGTGGCCCCGTTGAAACTGCGTGGAAAAGGTCGAGCAGCTATCAGTTTTCCTTACTCCGAGCAAGAGCTTTATTGAATCCAATGTTTGTGTTGGGTATGCTATGGGATACTAATAATTATTTGCCTACTTCTGATTTTAAGGAATTTCTTTATAATGGAGAAATCCCTACAATTAGCGATATTCCAACCGATTCAACCAGTAATGGAATTCTTGTTTATTCATATGAATATCTTAATAAAATGAATATGGATGAATCATTATTGAGTACGGATATATCTTTAACTACTCCACAATTGATGTATTCGGTTGGAGGATATTCCGCCCCTTCTGATATTGAAGTATATGCAAACCCCAATAATCCATTTGATACTTCAACAGAAGAATTGATTCCGGATACCGATTATTACATGTTTTTGAATAAAAGTACCCCAACTAGTACTTTGAATTATAGTGGACTTCTTATATCAAAAACCACAAATGGATATTATCAAATTACTGGATATAGCAAAACAACTCCATATTTTAATATCTATGCAGCCACGGCTGGTTCTGTGAAGCAACTTAAAGTTGGAACAGCAATATATAATTATCCTTTGAAATTTAGTACGACTTCAAGTAAAATATCATATAACACTATATTTTACAGCATTCAAGAAGTTATAAATTTCATGGCAGGTTATGAACAATATCTAACTACGCTTGGAGTAAGTTTTACATTGGATACGTCTCAATCAAGAATTGGTTGGTATGATTCTAGCATTCAATATATAAAATGGGCGCTAACTACCGATAATGGGCTATCCTTGGCCCTTAATCCAAGTTCTTCTATTTTTGAATATTCGGCAACATCTGGAACATTAGACGATTTATCAGACCCTTCTATTAGTAGCATATTAGATGTATCTGGAAAGTATATAGATCAACGTTCTTTGGATGTATTTCGAGAAGATAATGTAACAACTATCAAGAGTTTAACTGGCGGCGTAATTGCATGCATTGATGCAGATATAATTAGTTATGAGCACCGATTGGTTTTTGATAATACTACTGCATTTTCCGATGTTATATATGATCCGATCACAGGTATTCGCCAAACTAGATTGAAACTTTCCGGACAACGAAGCGGGGGATGGAATGGAACTATCAATGCCGATGGATTTATTCTTACAACCTCTTCTGTTGATACGTGGGTAGCAAATACGGATTATGTATTTGGAAGTCTTGTAAAATATAAAAACATTTATTATTACGCAATTAGCGATGTAATTGGCGCAAGCACGTTTCAATCATCCTATTTTAAACAAATATCAATTACGTTTAAAAATAACGTTCTTCCAAATATATCCTTGAAGACAACCGATTTTTCAAAGGTATATAATACCAGTTATCGTCCATTTATTACTGATTTAATAACATTGAGAAATAATACTCTTGGTTATATTGAACGGCAGTGGTTGAGTACCTTAGAATTAAGCGAGGGCGCTCAAATTGATTATTATCGAGGATGGATCAAAGAAAAAGGTACATCAAGAGCTATTACTACATATAGTTATGGAACTTCTAATAAAGCTGCTTCTAAGTTATCATATACCGAAGAATATGCAATTAAAGTCGGAACATATGGCGCAGATAATAGAAGTGGATATTGTGATGTATCTATTTCAAATGATTATAACGTAAAAAATCCAGTAGTAATTTCATTTGTATCTGAAACTAATTCAAATAGCAATGTTGCATTGCAAGTAACCGAATCCACCTTATTTGAAAAATCAATAAACTGGGATAAGGATTTTATTCAAACAAGGGGAAACTTAGCAATAGATAGTCAAGCATTTACTACGGCTGGGCCAATTGTTCCGCAACGTTTGCAGTCTTATAATCGTAATAAAAGTGCAAGCTTTTCCAATGCTGATATTATTGGAACATATTTCAATTCCTATGAAGATTTTACTTCTGCAAATTCTAATATTATACCAATTATTCTAAAAGTAGCTAAAAGCGGAGGGGTTTTTTGGGTGGCCAATGATACCACGGTGGATGCAGATAATCAATGGAACGTCTTGCGCTTCCAAGGGCAACCATCTGGAATAACTTCAATTACTTCACTTGGCGGAAATATCATCTCATTTAGATTAACTACAAATATTGATACCGAAAAAGATAGATTGGTAGTTATTGATTATGTAGATGCAAATGCCAATGTAACATTACAGGGAGCATATCAGGTTGAAAGTTATAACATTTCTCCATATAATAATGGAAACGTACAATCATATGCAAATCTATGTATATATGCCAATGTAAGTTCATCTATTAATTTAGTATGGGATACTACCCCAGAATCGACCACTGATATATTGGTATCATCTGATTTAAGATTTAATGATATTGGATCGAGCAATATTTCAGCTAATACCGAGCTTATTTTTATTAATCAAGATGAATATGGCGAAGCCAATTATGAATTGATAACTCCATACAATACTAAAATAAGTGGAACTTCATTACTAATAGATGAAACGATTTCCACGGCTATATCATATGATAGCGATGTTGAAAGTGTTTGGCTAGGAAAGCCCAATACTCAATATGATGCTGATGTTGAAAACTATAGAGGTATGCTTCAATATAAACCAGTAACCGAATATAAAAGTTCAGATGGAAATGTATATCCAACATTTTCTGCGACCGATACTTATCTTTCATATATGCAAGATGATACTATTAATTTGGGCGGATGCGTTGCATCAAACAATGGAGTATTTGCAGCAAGCGCAAATAGCGCGGTTGGAGGAAATAGTTATATCTACGTTGGTTCCTATTCAAGTAATTCTCTTCCAGAGTATACTTCAATTTATAAATGCAATATGTCAAATATACATAGCATGGATACGTTGACAATAAGTTTAGATGGGGAATGCATGTTTGCAACGGGAAATAGCAATATTGCTATGTACTCCATGCATGAAAATCTAAATTATACTGAGGATTATACTATTTCAAGTATTTCATCTTCTGAAATAACGGTATCGCCCGCAACGTTAACAGACTCTAGAGGAATACTTATTAGAATTCAAAACGATACCAACTATGAAGTTATTACTTTGTTGGCAGGAACAGATTATACTGTTCTATCAAATTCAACAATTGCGATTGATACAACTTCTCACAATATTGGAGTAAGTGGATATAGCACATTTATAGATGGTGTTGAAAATTACTTTGTTGAAAATGCAGGAACGAATATCTTTAACAATTCCGGATATTCATTTTCAAGTTCTGATGGATTTGGTACATCGGTGAGTTGCGATGATACTGCATCAATGCTTGCAATTGGTCTGCCTTCTTATAATAGCGGAGCAGGTGCAGTTGCTATCTATAGCAGAATTTCTGAAAAAGTATTAACTTCAACAGCAATTTCTTCATTAGTACCCGATACAGCATTTGCTGATATTTCATATTTAAAAATTAATGGAAGTATTTTATCTCAAAATTATTATACTATTAATTATATTAGCAATTCAAATTCAAGTGCAAATTATTCAGTTACTGCAAATACGATTCTTAATCCAATATTTGAAACAAGGGATTATCATACTACATTATCATTTGCAAATATTGTGGCGGCGGGAAGTACTATTGAAATCGATGGTCCTAGATATGTATTAACTCAATTTGTAGAAGCACCTTCTTCCAACGATTTATTATTTGGTAGTAGTGTTTCTATTAGAGATAAAAAGTTATTGGTTGGCAGTAAAAATTCTAGAGTTGATGGAATTGTAAAAGCTGGAAAAGTATACATGTATATATTAGATACCGATAATACTACACAAAAAGTAATCCCAACGGGTGATATTACTTCAGATCAATTATCGCAATCGCAGATTATGGTTAATAGTTGGATAATTTCTAGAAGTGGAAGTAATATTTCAACGTTAATTACCGATCTTAATACTTCGAACGGGAAAACCGGAATCTCTGCTTCGTTGGATTCTAGCAATTCTAATATAATACTAACCATTGACAATTCCATGCAAGATAATGGGATTTCCTTCAACTTTTAAAGGTTAAATACATATATGAATAGTGGAAATCTGCAAAGCCAATATATAATGTCAGGCGAAATAACTTCGGGAAACGTGTACGGAAGAAACTTTGGCCAATCTGTTAAATGGTTATCGTCTGATATGTTTGGTGCAGTATATACCAGCACAACTGGCAGCATTGATAGTTTGATTTCATTTGATGATGGAACATTATTTGATGATAATAATAGTCAGTTTGGTAATACTATTCCATCATTTAATCAATGCATTTCAATTTATCAGATACTTAAAACAGATGGTTCATGGATTGGAGCATATGATAATATTTTAAATCCAGCAAGAGTGTCTAATATTACCATAAGTGGCGGCGCTAATAATACGTCAGCAATTTATGATGGGCAAGTCGATAATATCTTTGTATTAGATAAAAATAATCCAGATATTCAAATTGCAATTTATAATAATTTAGATTTATCACATGGCTGGACCTTATCAACCCCGAGCGAAGCACGGATTGATAGCAGCAGTATTTCTTCTGCGTGGATATATGATGCAGAAACCAAAGAAAAGGTAACTGATGTAGAAGTGGTTGATTTATATCATGGAGTCTTGCCCAGTGATCTTACAAAAAATTTAGATTACATTTGTGATATTGATCCTGCTGTATATAATATTCCACAATGGAAACCGGGAACAATTTATAGCATTGATGATGTTGTTAATTATGGCGGTATTTTATATAAAGCATTATATTCTGGAAAGAGCGGAAGTGTTTTCAGTACCGATCTTTGGAATAATCTCGGATCAATAACAACCCAGAATGCTGGATTAACTTATTGGGGTTCTTCCTATGAAGGTAAGACTTGGTTTAAAACTGATTTATTAAAAGTAATTGATGGTCAAGTTGGAACGTTGGAAGAGCGATATCAAAATTGGAATGATTGGTTTCCAAGTACCTCAATTAAAGTTTACGAATGGGTGATAAGTACCAATGATCCAACTGACTATGTTCAAAGTGATGATACTGGATATTTAGAATCAGTAGATATTCCATATATGTATGATTCTGTTTCTAAGAAGTATGGATTTTGGGTTTATGGAAAAACTGCAAATGGAACTCTTCATAAAATAGCAATTTCATCTTTAGCAGATAGCATTGGGGATATCCCCAATTCTGGAATTCCTATTATTTCTGCTATTGATACAAATAGCGTGGCAGTGTGGAATATAAATTCATATGTGGCAGCATATACTGCCATTCTCCATATTGAATATATTTCGGAATCTTCTCATAATAAAATTCATAATGAGTTTGCTCTTATTGGAAATAATGGAACAAAATCTTGGATAGAAACTCCTATATATCAAAAATTTATTGATAGTTTATGCGGAGCTTCAGAAGAAACTGAGCAATTAGTTCCCGATTATACTTTGCCGTCTCAACAGCAAATTGGAATTTTTTCAAATCCATCTCAGACATTGTTTTCAGATAGAGTATTGGCAATTAAAACTTATTTTGAAATTGTAAATTCTCATTTAGCAAATAGCGCAGTTGCAACTTCAAATATTATTTCTTCTTTATCAGATTTTGATCCAGCGCCAGCCGACTATGATATATTGGTTGATACTTACGAATCGCTAGAAGAAATGAATCCAGATGAATATGATGAAAGTATTCGTATTTTAGTACAAAGTGATTCTTCTATCTTCAATAATAATTGGAGTGTTGTATATTCAGATGGAGATGATTGGATATATGATCGTTCTTGTACATATGATCTAAGAGATAAATGGGAATATTCAGATTGGTATGCAAATAATTATTCTTCTTCAAATGTTGCCACTTATACAATTGATAGTATTGGAGAATTACCTAAGATAACTTATGTTTCTGGCGATACTATTCAAGTAAATGATAATGGCATTACATATATGGCAGTAGAGAATTCACTTAATAATGCAGTCATTGATCTCGAACCCGTATATATTGAAAATGGAACTATTCAATTTACAAAGAATTTATATGATTTTAATTATTCAAATATTGGATATGGGGAAGCATCCTTTGGTTCTACTTCCTATGATTCTGAACCTTATTTAGAGATTCGTAAAATTGTTAGAATCTTGAATGAAATTGTTTTGACATTAAATGAAGAGTTATCTTCTGCTGCGGATGCTGCATTCTTTTCAATGATCAAATATATCTTGTATGAAAATAGCAATCTTGATTGGCTATTTAAAACTAGCTTTGTTACGGTTGATTATAATAATCGGGACCTTATGACAGAGACTAATTTTGAAGCAGATAATGAAGATGATATTAAAAATTTCATGTATGAAACTCTTCCTTTTCATGCAAGAATTCGCGAATTCAATAACAAATATACTGGCACAGAATATGGAAATGTTGGGGTATCTGATTTTGATTTGCCTTCTCAATTTGATACAAATTATTATAATATGATTTTGGCAACCACCAATAATCCAAAAATGAATAGTCCATTTCTTCCAAATTGCGGAGTATATGGGACAGCAAATACCATGTATGTTACCAGCAATATAACTTCTAATATTGCGTCAAAAACTTGGAAATTTGCATTTGATTTGGTTCCTAGTAATAATTCAGCAATACAATATTCTACATTCTCTACCAATTATGGATCTAATGTAGACTTGATTATGAACAACGTGGATCAATCATTGGGAAACGCGTTTCCCAATGCATTAGCAATCGATGGGGTGCCGGTATATGGTCCTAACAAAGGAAACGCCGTGGTGGTGTACTACAACGCGAATTTGGCTACCTCTGAGAAGCATCTCATCAACGAAGCTGCCGCCGCGAATGTTGCAAATGGAATAGTAGATCAATATGGAGTATTATCTTATATCACTCTTCCAGAATATCTATTGGGAGATTCTTCTTCTCATAGCCCAATTATTGGGTTTGCACTCGACGGAAATCCTATATATGGCCCATATGGATATGCAAATGCAAATAGTACTATAATTATAAAACAAACATCCAGCTATGCATTATCAAATATTGCTAGACTTGAATCAAGCGAAATATATAATGGATTATTTGTTGGAAATTATACTTCTCCAGATGGGAAATATGTAGATGATTATATCTATGTAGAGGGAAGCGGAACTTTGGATGAAAATAATGGAAAGTATTGCATTACTCCAGAATATCCAAATGGAACGTATGCTTATTTTTCTACCAATACCTATCCATATGTAATTGGACCAACTTTCAGAGGAATTCCGTATAATTTAAGATATTTATATATCAACAACGAATCTATACCATTTTATCCAAATGGTGCGGTAACTATTCCATTTGAAAGTGTTGCTAATACGTTATCATTTATTCGGTCGGTGGATGGATCTCAATTAACAGATGCCAACACGTTAAGTAATACTTCTGTTTATTCTGCTTGGTATAATAATTATGATTATACAATCTCAAATTTGAGAGTTGTTGACCCCGGCGAAGGATACATAAATACGTCGGCAAATATCTATGCTTCTGGAGCAAATATTGTAGTAAAAAATATTCGGCTAGTAGAAGCAAATATTAAATCTTTGGGATTTGATTATTCTGCCAATGATATTCTTGAATTACCATCAGATGCAGGGAATATTATTATTGATACCGTGTTTTCTAACGGTGCAATAAAATCATTTAATACCGAGTTTGCTGATATAACTTATACTTCGGCATCTAGTTACATTGGAGTTGTTCCCACCAACGTAACTAGCAATGGTTCTGGGGCAACTTTTAATTTTAAATTTGGAATAAATGATTTTACCATTTATGATGGAGGATCATTTACAAGTACTCCAACAATTATTATCAGTGATGATTATGCCAACGTGGAAGCAACGGTAGTAGCTACTTTGGAAAATTCATTGGTTCGAGAGTTAACCTCGAATATTCGATTTGATAGAGTCTCCTCAAATATTGAACTCGGAGAATCAAATATTGTTTATCAAACGGGATCAATTGTTTACCTAACTGCTAATAGTGCATTTATGCAAGCCACTTCGAATACTACTATTGGAAATGTATCCGAATGGACCACAGCCAATTCCGAAAGTATTGCTACAACCACTGCTGCAAATCGTATATTTGCAGCATATACCCCAAATGCAAATATGCGAGGAAATAATTATGGACATGCTTCTAATTTAACAATCGAAAGTATTCCATTTAGCCCAACCTATACTCCACCAATAAGTACTATTTTTGATTATGATTATATTGATGATAGCAATGTTGTATTAAATCTTTCTTGGAAACCGCAACAATTAAATGATAGTATTCTAAGTCACGAATTTCCTCGTTTTGGAAATTCATCAGGATATTTTAATAATTCTTATATTGTTGCGAACACCGGATCAACTGATATTAATTTGGGAAATGCAAACTTTACATTAGAATTCTTTGTTCGGCTTAATGATCTATCTAATATAACAATTTTAGATGGCAGAACTTCTAATAGTAGCAATATGGGCGCAGTTATCTCTTCATCGAATGGTAGTATAATTTTAACTACCGCGAATATTAATATAACATCAAATGTTGAAGTTTCTGCGAATAATTGGAATTATATAATGATTGCCGGAAATACTTCTAATGTGGAAATGTATCTTAACGGAAATATTGTTGGAATTTCTAATGCGTCCTATGATATAACTGACAATGCCTTAACTTTGGGGGCTTCTGTAGATGGCGGAAATATTATGAATGGTTATATGGATGAATTGCGTATTACAAAGAAATTCAATCGATATGCAAATGTTGCATCGGCTATTCCATCAGAGCCATTCCCACGATCAGAATATTCTGATAACTATTTTAGTTATACCCCGATATTATATGGATTTGAATCAATGACTAACGAATCTAAATTAATATCTTTTACTGGAATCAATTCTACTAAATATGTTTCTGATCTATCATGGAATCAAAAGCAATTAACTATAGTTGGGAACGTAACGGTAGATGGAACCTCAAATGATTATATAATGTTGGTGAAAATTAATGAGTAACTATATTCAAAGTAAACACGAGGCAGATTTTCAATTTTCATATTCTGATTTTACAATTGAATTTTTTGCAAATGCTGCTATTACATCAAATAATTCTCAAGTATTATTTGATGTAAGCGACAATTCTACGCTGGACTTTCAATCATATCTTTCGGGTGGGAATATATATGCTTCTTGTGGAACGCCATCAAACACAATATCTTCCTTTATTATAAATGGAGAAAATATATCTTCAAACGTAATGCATTTTATAAGTTTTGAAAGATATTCAAATGTATTTTATTTATTTTCAGATGGAATAATGCAAGGAAAATCAAATGTTGTAGTCAATTTAAATAATAGTAGTAATCATGGCTATCTTACTATTGGGGCGCAGTATAATGGATCGAATGCATTCATCGGAGAATTTGGTGATTTTAAAATCACTAAAGAAAAAGCTATTCATGTATCAAAGTTTCTCGATACGACAGATATTTCCCATGAATTCCCAACTCCATATAAAGCACAAGATATTGATATTTTTGGTGGAGATTTTTATAATAGGTGCAATCCCGAAGAGTTAGTTCCGGGATTTATCACAGATTCACTTCAGATTAAGATATCACAATTAGAAATAGGATCGGATAACACCGCTACTCCTATTATTGGTTATAGTTTATTTAAAACAACGAGCGAATTGCATGATATTTCAAATGTTAAAATTACAACCACTTCTGCAAATGATTCTTATGCAGTTCCGTGGGAATCGTCTCTTAAAAGTGCAGAAGCATCCATTATTCAAAATGGAAACATATTAAGTTCATCTCAGTGGGAAGGTGCTTATAAAAAAATACTTTTAACATCTCCAATAAATGGAAATATGTATGTTATTGCAACTGGAAAAACAAAATATAATGTACTTGGTTCTAATTGTGTTAGTACCCTTACTAGCCCATTATATGCCAACTCGCAAAGTCTTATATTAGCATCTACCGCAAACTTTGATATTCCAAATATTCCATATGAACGAGGATATGTATTTGCTGACGGAGAATGTATTAGTTATCTATATAATGATATTTCTAGCGGGACATTATCAGGATTGACACGAGGAGTATATGGAACTGGTACTTTGAATATAACCAATATCGGATCACAAGTTATAAATTATAGCGATTCAACAGATATTGCAAATATTCTCGCAGAAGATGTTGGAAAATCAATATGGTATTCTGCTAATAGTGATACAAGTTTGCAGAATGCTAATACTACAATTTCAACATTGTTGATTGATAAAGGAAGTTTTATAATAAGTTAAGGGGCAGATATCTGCCCCTTAACTTAATATCCAATACCAAATATAATTGGGAAGAATGGAGAACTTGCTGATCCATCTGATCTAGTATCATATTGCAAATAAACGCTGGATAGATGGGTTCCCGGCTGAACGTAGAAGGCAACTCCCTGCCAATCAGTACCAGAGACGGTGTTAACGAACCCAACGGTGGCGCTTACTGCAAAGCACGCGTGTGGGAAAGAAATATCCCATGAAACCGTTGTTTGACCACGACCGCCGCCGCCCGAACCATTACTTACTTGCGTTCCTTTTGCCCATTGAATCAATAATCCATTTGGAAGATACATATATCCCGGAGTGGTGGCAGAATAATTACTCCACTCGGCGATGTTACTGGTTGACCATTGGGTGGTTCCAGAACCCATTGACATAATAACTGTACCCAGTGCTCCTAGAGTAGATGTTGGCAATGAAAATTGACTTCCGCTTACTCCTGAATTTAAAGTAGTCGTACCAACCACATTAAGAGTACCACCAACTGTTTCAGAAGAACTTAATGTAGCCGCACCGGAGACAGCAAGAGTACTATTCAACGTGGTCGCACCAGAAACAGATAATGTGCTATCTAAAGTTGTACCTTGCTCAACAACTAATGTACTATCTAATGTTGTTGCACCAGTTACATTCAAGGTATTATTCAATGACGAAGCACCAGCAACGGATAATGTGCTATCTAAAGTTGCAGCACCATGAAGTTCGGTGGTAGTACCAACAGATAACGTAGTATCTAAAGTTGTACCTTGCTCAACAGTTAAGGTACTATCCAAAGTGGTTGCACCAGTTACATTCAAAGTACTATCTAAAGTAGCTGCGCCATGTAATTCAGTTGATCCGGCAATACTAATATCTGAATTAAATAGGCTCGAACCATTAACTGCAATTCCTTTATTAGTTCCTCCAAATTTGGCATCATAACTATAGCCAGTGGAAGGATCGGTATAAGTTCCAAATGCAAAATGATTTTCTCCACCAGATTGTTGAATTGCGCCAGATACAGTCTCTCCCGCATTTAAAGTTGCTGCACCAGCAACAGTCAAAGTACTATCTAATGTTGCTGCGCCATGCAGTTCTGATGGTCCATTTAATGAAGTAGATGTTCCACTTACAGATATCGCGGTGGTTGCTCCGATATTACTTGCCTCATTAAAAAGAACTTGACCAGATGTTCCGGGAGCACTTATATTACTATTTGGCCCAACCCAAATATTTCCAGTTACCGCAAGATTGCCACTGAAAATATTTTTTCCAACAGATATCAAGTCATTTGAAATAGTAATATTGCTAACCATTTCATTATTCAAATAGATATTTCCAGTAAGTTCTCCGTTTTTCCATGAAGTAAAGGCGGCAATATTTTCACTTTGTCCACCAGCATTAATCTGTGTAAGATTGCCGTTGGAAGTAACTAAACCATTTCTTGAATCATCTGTTGATAGAGAAAATTCGTCACCTTCTCCGAGAGTTACATCAGTTGCATTGTATATTCCTCCAGAAACCGTTCCTTCAACTTCAGAAGATACAAAATTTAATCCAGAACGAATATTTGAAAAACCAATAATCGGGGTAGACGTTGGAACAATTTCATTAGATGAGCCAATACATACCGCATTCCCATTTACAAACAATTCTTCGTAATCGATATTAGCAGAAACCGCAGAATAGGTTTCAGTTATCCATCCCTCAGAAGAAGTTGCGCTTAATGCGGGGCCAATTAACACCCATGCATAATCATAATATATATATAATTGCTCGGTATTGGTATCAAACCATTGATCACTTTCATTTGGATCGGTTGGCTCGGATGAATCGCTAGTTAATACTGCTACTTGTTTAAATGAAGTCCCATCATAATATTTTACAACTTTTTCATTGGTGTCATACCAAAATTGTCCAATTAACGGATTTGTTGGTGCAGTACTGGCCGCGAAATTTTCGGTAATATGTACCAAGTCTGTGTTAGAAACAGTACAATACGATGGATATTTTTTACCAATTAAACTTAACCCGGCATATGTTGTTACTAATTGAGTGTCTGGTATAGTGGTTAATGTGTTTCCATTAGTTAGTTTTATAGTTGTTGGCATATATTATATCCTTATACTGTCAGGGTTGACAGTGTTGAAATTCTAACTGTATAGGTAATTGTAAATGAACGATTCAGAGATTTAATAATTGGTGAAAAACATACATGGGTTAATAGCATTCCAGAGTAATTAAATAAACCAAGTTCATCAAATGCATATTCCGTATCAATATCATTGCTATTATCAAAACTCAATTGATCACTTGGCTCAGTATAATCTAATTTACAAGTACAAATTAAATCAGTATATGTTTTACCAGTAATATGACTATATTGAAGATTGTTATTAACCGTATCTAAATCTGCTGCAAATGAATCATTGATAACTTTTGTATATGTTTGATTATATAGTTGCGCAGTTGAACCCGTAGTATTGGGAGGATTATAAGTGATTATTCCACTTGAATTAACCGTGGTTCCTCCATTCCCAAAATTCATACTATAAATAAATCCTGCACTTGATTGATTATCTAATGGACCATCAATAAGACTTTGAACAATTGATTGAGATAGATTTTCATAGTGAATGGCATTTCCTCGATCTAATAGAATTTCTCCTGTATCAGAATCGGCAATGGTGACATGCCCTTTTAATTGTAATGTATTAGTATCGATCATTAAAACCTCTTTTGTATTTATCTTTGAAAATACCTCATTTTCAAAACCATAAATATAGATGAAAGGCAATTCAAGTTGTTTCAGGAGATTTTAATTTATGCCTAGATCGAGAAAGAAAGCAATTACAGCCGAACCCACCCAGAACCCAAACATTGCCAATAAACCATCAAAATATACTCCTTCAGGGAAAAAGGGTCAGCTAAAGCAATCTATTACTATTATTCCAAGAAATGAAAGACAAGAAGAACTTTTGGAATATCTTATGGATGAAGAAAGGAAATTGGTATGTACAATCGGTTCTTCGGGCTGTGGCAAGTCGTATCTTTGCATGGCATCTGCTATTAAAGCACTGGAAGAAAAGAAAATTAGAAAGATTGTCATCACTCGCCCGTATTCAGCCGTAGACGGAATTTCTATTGGCGCACTGCCCGGAACTATGTTTGAGAAGATGGAGCCGTTCCTACTGCCCCTGCTGGACTTCCTAGAGGACTTCTATTCCAAGAAAGATGTGGCACAAATGATCGAAACTGGCATTGTGGCAATTGAACCTCTTATGTACTTACGAGGAAGAAATTTAAATGATGCATGGATTGTTGCAGACGAAATGCAAAATTCTAGTATCAATGAATGCAAAACATTGCTCACTCGCCTTGGGGAAACTTCCAGAGTTTTTATCACCGGAGATTTAAAACAGGCAGATAGAAAATTTGAGAATGACAATGGCCTCAAAGATTTAATAACTAGATTGGGAAAATATGAATCTCCGCTTACCGCCATGGTACAGTTTAATAAAGAAGATTCTGTTCGAAGTCCCCTAGTAAGGCACATTTTAAAATTATACGAAGAAGAATAAGAAAAGCCCCGCATAATATGCGGGGCTTTTCACTATTGTTTAAATTAGGTTAGTCAGTCCAGTCGTCTGGCTCGTTTTCATGAATGTAGTCTACGAGAATATTGCTGATAAGTTGATTGAACGTAATATCCTGTTCATGTGCCATCTTCATTAAAGTGAATACAGAATCACTCGGAAGGTCCAGAGGGATGCTTACTCGATCATCGTATGGCTCTCCAGAAAGAATAGCAGTTAACTTTTCAAGAAAATCTTCGGCGGTTTCTAGATCAATGTATGAAACATCATCCCATGCACGATCATTATCAAGCTTACCATCTGCAATTCGGCGGGTTACTTCATCATGATATTTACCAATATACTCGGGATTAATAAGGCGATATGCCTTATTATGTAAATAATCATATACACCAACTTCAAAAACTGTTTTGCTTCCATCAGCAGAAAAAATAATTTCTACTGATGCGGCTTGTGAAAATTCATCATTTGGAGCATCATAACTCATAATACGAGCATCGTCTCCGTAACAATCCCAGCCATACTTTTCGCTGTCCGTAATTCGATAATCAGTTGCTTCTAACCATTGCTCAAACGTAACCATATTTTTCTCCTTGTTGATACCACGTTACCAGTTTATCAAACTTGGAATGCCATGTCAAGATAAATTTGTTGGCTGTTCCCATTCCGAAGATTGCACGTCTTTTGCTTTCACAGCGGTCACCGATAATATTATTTTTGGATTATATATTACCACAACCGTTTCATCTCGTCCGCCAAAATGAGTAACAATTTCATAATCAACACCATTATCCACCAAAAACTTTCGTAATGCAACCGTATTAGCTGAAGAAATTGCATTTGAATTAAATAATAGATTTGAAACAGCAACAATATAAACCGAACCATTTCTTTTTTCTGCAATTCCTCGGAGGTCTTCTATTATTGATTTCTGAAATTTTTTGATTGCATATCGTTTAACAAAATCAATGGCGGTATCCAAAGGAATATTAACCTTGCTAATATCCGTTCCCTTTTTAATGACAACTTTGTAAGTTGTTTTGCCGCCAGACGAATACTTACGAGCCGTATCATAATGAGTGGTTAAGTATATTCCCGGACCGTATTCCCATCGTCCTTTCCCGCTAGGTTGAAATTCTCTATAATTATATTGTAGATCTTTTCCGCCATGCCATAAAGTAAATGTTGAAGATTCTAGTTCATATAGTCTCATAGAAATATTTATCCCATGATCTCGATCATGGGATAAATTTAAACGTATTTGTCTTGAACTGATTTTAAAAGAAGATCAAAATCTCGTTCTACAGGATTGCCATCAATCAAATAACCACGACATTTAATTACATCTTTATTATCTAAGTCAAGAATGAGATTTGCTTCGCGTAATGCAGTATTACTTAATTTGGATACAATCTCGGGATGATCTTCGATATTTTTTCCACATTGAATACTCGTCAAAATTAAATACATAATGCATCCTCCTAAGACTATTTAACTTAATCAATAATCGATTTCAGAATGCTTATATGATAATTCTTCAATTAGAACTTGTAGAGCATTATCTGTGAGAGCCAGATTCCACATATTACCAGATTCGGTAAAAGTAAATGAATATTCACTTACTACGTTTGATTTATCTACGATCTTAAAAGTTATTTTCTTTTTAACTGACATATTATCCTCTATTTTGCATTAATTCAGTAAGTACCGCTGATATTAAAATTTCTACATCAGATGCCAGCGGTATTTGAACCAATCCTTTGCGAATAATCAAAATAGCGCCATCTTTTTGCTCATCGGTATCCCCAAGCAAATCCAAATTATCATATAAGAATCTAAAAAACTCTTCAGCATCTTCTGGCCGAATTTGCGAAGCAATTTTGCTTCTTGCTTCTCGAAATTTCCCTTGCTTGAATAAGTCAATAGCTTCTAACCTATAATCACTTGTAGCCACCGAAGACTTAGTAGGACTTAATAATTTACCATCAATGCAATTTGTTTGTAAAGAATTAATACATTTACGAAGATCCGGCCAATATGCAGAAGTATATAATTCTAGAGTTTCCAATTCAAAATCAATATTTTCATCAATCAAAATTTTTGCAACTCTTGCCAAATACTCGGTATGATCTAACCTAGAAATTTCCATTGATTGGGTGCGGCTATGAATGGGAGGAATAATTCTATTTTTGGCATTGGCGGTTAGAATCCATCGGCATGAAGTATATTGCTCAATCATTCCTTTTAACGAGTTTTGCGCATCTGGAGTAAGGCCATCAGCTTCATCTAAGAGAACTACTTTGAGTTTACCAAATGGAATAGTGGATGCAAAGTTGGTAACTTTTTCTCGCATCACATCAATATTACGTTCCTTGCTGGCATTGATCTTTAAAAAATCATATGGATCAATATTAAGGCATTTAACTAGTAAAAGTGCAAGGCTCGTCTTTCCTGTGCCAGCAGTACCATAAAATAAAATATTTCCACAATCTTGATTTTTAATCCAGTTAGTAATTTGTGCTTGTTGTTGTTCATCAGTGAATACAAAATCATCAACTGATGAAGGACGATATTTTTCTACCCATAATTTATTCTTATCTACCATGTATTATCCTTTTAAATTGCGTCTGGTTTGCCGGGAAATGAAAACCTAGAAAAATCTGGTTTCTCATCTGCTACTAATAGAATAGAACTTTCTTCTACTTCCCGAACAGTGAATATTTCTGCGGTATCTTCAACTTCGAATTCAACACCCCGAGTCCACCGACCATGATCAACCAATACCCATTGCAACGGATGAACATCCTTTACTTTATCTCCAACTGCATAAATTTGTGCCCACCGTGGATGAATACCTCTTGAAGTAGCATCATCATTGATTAAAATTATTCCACTCTTTGTTTTAATGTCACCAAATGACATATCTCTTACAAGAATTTTATTCTTCAAAGGTTGAATATGATTTCCTTTTACATGATTAATTACTGGTTTTTGCGATGACATTATTACCTCTTTTTGGTTGGTTTTGAAGTTCCTACTACATCAATTTCTGTTACCTGCACCGGCGGTTCCTCAACCGGAATTGGACGAGGGGCGGGTGACTCCATAGTTAATCGAGGAATCCTTGGAACAACTACCTCAGCCGTCTTTGGCTTTTCTTTAATTTTCTTTGGTTTAGCAGAATGCTTTTTAATCGAATTCATACTTGCATATCGATCCTTCAACGCATCAAAATCTACTTTCTTTCCTCTTGCTGATATTACAACTCGTCTTGCCATTGATTTCTCCTAGTACTTATTTATTCCTGAGAAAATCTTCTATTTTTAGATCATATAAAATACTATTTACTTTATGTATCCCTAATAAGTATAACACATATGAACAACAAGAACTTCCTCTTCCAACTCCCCACACTACATTATTTTTGATGGCCGTATCTCGTAAATATTTTAAATATCGTAATAAATCAATCAATTCAAATTTAGCATATAATTCTAATTCTATATGTGCTCTATCAAGTTCCTCGGGAGTTTTGCACAATCCATTAATATAAGATATGATATTCATGTTTGTATATTCTTCTGGCATGAGCCATTCTTTATTTAAAGAATTATGAAATTCAGAAGGGGATATATTTAATTTATCAGTATATATTTTGGTTGTAGGAAGTTCATATGCATAAGTATTTTTTACGTTATCATTATATTCCGAATCTTCTAATAATAATTTTTCAATATCTAAATTAGGATTTTTGCGAAGTTCCTCAATAACCTCATCCTGAGAAACTCCGCACAATCCATAATCATTAATCTTCATCTTCTTCTCCATCAATTTGTTCAATGGATTTAATTAATTCTTCATTTATTTTTTCTGGGGTGGGAGATTTTCCCGGAATCAATTCAATAGATGGCATTTCGATAAGTTCTTCATCCAGTGTTAATTCAAGCATATCCCAAGTAAGTTGATTGACATTTGCTTTATAATCATCAGATACCGATGGATCGGGGCGCTCCCACCAAACATCTTCGCCTTCATCTACAAATTTAGTCTCGGAATCGATAACATACGAAATATTTCCATAATCTCCCAAAATAGTAAATGTATCTATTACAAAAACATCTTGAACAATTGCTTGGATTTTATCATATAATAATAAACCAAGAATATGTTCACTTGGAACATCTGGCAATTCAACAAAAATATTTGGTCCCTTGAATTTTTTCATTTTTGATAAGATGGGATTATCTTTTGCTATGAAAATGGATTTATTAAGTACTTCATTAAAGAAAAATAAAATTCTTCGAATCGCAATTGTATGCTCTTCTGAATTAAATGACGCAACATCATATCGTATGTTAACTTTAAAATTAACAGGATAGATTGCAGTATCAACCACAAAGATGGAATGAAAACTAATATCGTGCTGTAATGAAGTATTTTCTAGCATATTATTCTCCAAAATCGATTGGGCTATCATCCTTGTCTGGATTAACAATCCCCTTCTTTTTATAATATTTTTCTAATTTTTGCTGATATCTTCGATCCCGTTCTTCTGTCAATTCATTCATAAACATGTATGCTTGATTAATAACGGATTCATTTTGATACCCTGAAGCTAAAAGAGCTTGTAATTTTGAAATACGTTCTTCTATTTCAGCATTTTTTAAATTTGAATATAATCCATCAAAAAACATTATGCTCCTGTGCTGCCGAATCCATTTGTTCCCCGAGAACTTCTAGGCAATTCATCTACTTCTGTAATACTATTTGTTGCAACTGGAATAGGGATCAGTTGCGCAATCTTTGCTCCCTTTGGGATAATATATGATTCGTTATGACAAGTGCCGTGCAGGGTCATTAAAATCCGAATATTGTCCGTGTATGAAGCATCAATTACCCCACCAGAAGTAGTAATTCCTTTTGCTGCCATACTTGATCTATCCTTAATCAATAATCCCCATACTTTATTAGTACCATCTGGCATATAATATTGAGCAGAAATGCCGGTATCAACCATTACCACTTTATTTGGAATAAGCGTTACATCTTCGACTGAATATACATCATAACCAAAATCTTCTCCGGGATGACTACATGTTGGAACAATTGCATCTTCTTGCATCTTCTTTACTAAAAGCATATTTTCTCCAAGTATTTATATATGATTTGTCTACCTAACAAGTATCTCATATGCGAATAGTAAAGTCAAGATTAAAATGTGCTCAATACAATTCTTCTCCAAATCTGAGTACTACCATCATAATAACCATTGCACAGATACAAATAAGAATAATCATATGCAACCATTCCTTTACAATCTCCGGCACTTCCTATGCTGGTAGTTGGAACGGATACAACATACATTTGCTCTGGCGGATTTTCAATTTGCACAAACCAATTTGTTCCATCTTCGCTGCTAATATCAATTAAATAATTATAATATGACGAATCCAGTCTAAGATTTGCATTTGATGCTTGGGGTGCATATAACATATCACTTCCGGTAGTACTTTGCGGATATGCAGACACGCTCCCATAGATAGTAGAAAAATCAATATATTGTGGCGTGGCATTTGCCGTCACCGATAATACAATTTTACTATATCCAAGTCCGGGAAAATTTTCAACATTGATAGTTTGCACCGAAGAAGTTGATAACGAAAAAGTATGGATTGTACCTGCACTCATATCTACATCAATAGTACTAGAACCAGAAATTTCACCATGATCATATATTGAATCAGCATATGCTGTAAGACTCAGGTTGGAATTATTCATTCCACCAAAATTATTAATATATACATTTGAATTTCCATATGTCAATGGAGCAGATACAATTGTTTTATTAACAAGATCTTCTAGTTCCAATGCAGTTTCTTTAAATGCATTTTGAATAGCTAGAAAATTTGTCCTGAATCCTTGTGTCGGTTGCGAAACCCCGGCAACAGGATAAGTAGCATCAATCGAGTTCGGTTTAATCTGTGAAGGCATTTTATCTCCTACCATATTTATGATATTTTGAACGAGTATTATTTTAAACTATGGGTTGGTTATATTAAAAGCACTATATATTGTGTAGTAAATTATCATAGACAACTAGGTGCGACATGTTTTTCGTATAGATCTTTACGGGTTTCCTGTCACTCTCTTTATCAAAATATAATTTCTTAAATAGAAGTATGACTTATGAATTAAGAACAACTATAGATATTACCAAAACCAATGCAAAATGGAATATCCCTCCATTTAATTCAAAATATTCGTTAGATGATTGGATTTTTTTAAGAAATCAACAACGAAATTATGATGTTACAGTGCAGATATTAGGATTGCGATTTCAACCGGAAAATATTTCTATTCCCATTCATGTTGGGAATGAGTGGGTTTTGTATTTTGAATATGATTATTCGCAAATAAATATCGATGAAATTTTACAAGATTTTAATAAAATTCCCGTAGTTAGTGGCTTGAATGAAAAAACTTCCTCGGAATGCTTCATATCAAATGGTAAATTTAAAAATATAAGAATTTCCATAAATAATATAGAAAGGTAGGTGAATTGCGTTATGTCTCCACGAGGAAATGATTCAAAAAGTTCAGGCAATGCAATAGAAGATGCGAAAGAATTTGCAGTAATAACTCTTCGATTAGATATGATTGAAAAATCAAACGAAGAGCTTTCAAAGACTATTGATGAAATGAAAGAAAAATATGAAACTCAGTTTGGTGAAATGCGAGATCTTATTCAAGCTATTAAAGATGATCGCAACAAGCAGCTTATAAATTGGGGGATAGGTATTATTGCAACTTTTATAACTGCCATGGGGGCAATAATTATGAAAGTTATAGTACCTATTATAATGGCTAATTTAAAATAAGAGATTATATGATATTAGATGAATTAACAAATACCGCACAATGGTCCTCCGATTCTGAGCAAGGCATAGACTCATTTTATAAAGATAATAATTTTAATAATGATGTTGCGTTGTTTAAAGATCATTATGATGACACAAATAATAATTACAAAGCCGATAATATCTTAATAAAAAATGGTTGGAATAGGGTTGGAATCGGTCACTTTTCTAATGCGTATGAAAAAGATGGATATGATTATATTTTAAAAATTAATCGTTCTCTTGACAGCGCCTTTGCTAAATTTGCATTATTTTCTAGGTTATCCCATAACATTCATTTTCCAGTTATAGGTAATGCTAAAATTATACGAATTGGAAAAGAAAAATATTATTGTTACTTAATTGAAAAATTATATTCGATTCCTTCAATGAAAAATAGACAAATTAGAAATATCATTGAGGTATTATTATCAGGAAATACCGACTCTTTCCGTGCGGAATCATTTGAAGAATTGCAGGATCTTGCTCCTTATATACCATTAGGTGATCGGGAAGAGCTTGTTTTTAAGAAGCTTCCTCGTAGTTTTTTTGAGGCTATTACACAATTAAAAGAATTCTCAAAAAAGACGGGAGCATCTTTGGATGTTATGAATAGCGGAAATATTATGCAACGAAAAGATGGAACTGTTGTTTTCATTGATCCATTTTACTTTGAGGGAGAAATATAATGATATTGGAAGAGTTTAAAAAAGAATCATATATTAAATCATATGAAACTCTGCAAGAAACTTATGGAATAACTGTTCCAGTTGAAAAATTGAATAGTGATATTACAATGGCAATGCTGACTATGATAAAAGAAGAAAAGAAATCTTTCCAATATATTGAGTCATTTAAAACTGGATATAGTAAGCAAAATCATATTTTTTCATTAATTGAAAATGTTTTATCACATTTGCTAACCAACAAGTATTTTCTATTTGAAGCTGGAAGAGTTAACATAAGAAATGGAAAGAATATATCCAAGGTATATGTTACTAGAAATGGAGTTAAATATACCTTAATTGGTAATCAATGGCTTCGTGGTAAAGATGGAAAATTTTCATCCCGGCAAGACACTCTTACAAAATTATTTGATGGAACTCCCCAGAAAAATGATCTTCTTTCTGTCGGAGATGCCTATTATGTGTATGATGGAAAGAATTGGATGCAAGAATATTTCGAGCATGAACCACTTGATGATAAAACAAATGTTGAATTATATAAGCAAATGTCACACGACGATAAAGAGAAAGCCCAAGAATTATATAAATCTTTTATGGATAACCTGCATAAAAATAAAAGAAGAGGGGCTTCTTTATTGGGAGGAATGGTTGGGGGATTCGTTGCTGGATTAAAAAAGGATGAGTTGGAAACTGATTTAGATAAGTCCAAGTATAGTAAGTATTTTAGAGACTTGCACACAGTTATTTCATCCTATGGAGATACCAATATAAATAGAGAGTTATTGGACGAACTAGAAAAGCATTTTGGATCATATTCTACTAAAAGCAAACCATATATTTTTGCAGTATATAAGAGAGTATATGCAATGGGAATTGCAGATTCTAAAACAAATATAACTAGGTCTTGGAAGGCTATTTGGAAAATAATAAAACAAAGTAGCGATGGTGCATTTGATCGCAAAATTGGAACTCAAAAGAAATTAATAATTGAATATTTTTATAACTTGTATAAATCTGTTAAAGAAGATGCAACGCAGAAAAATCATAAATAACCATAGGAGAATTTTATGAAGAAAAATTTATTGGAATCAAGATGCCGCAAGCTAATTATTGAAGGAGAAATGCAAAATGCGGAAGCAGCGTTAGCTGCAAAAGATATTGTAGATAGATTATTGGATATTATCACTGATCTTGGTAAGATGAGCAATGATGAATTACCTGCATTAATTGATTCTATTCGAGGAAGTTTTGGGCAGGAATCAGCAGAAGCTTATCAACAAACTGCCAATCAAGTACTCAATGATCTATTAATGACCGTTAAAGAGAAGAGAGCAGAACTAGAAAAGGCCACCTTGGTTCTTACTGGGGATGCGTCTGATACTGGCTCGGATTTAGCATTGCCTTCCGGAGAAGATGAAGAAATTCCTTCTGATAAAGATTCTTTAGATGGAGAGGATTTTGGAAGCGATGAAGCTGCTCCGCTTGGAAGAGAAGCTAGAGTTAGAGAAGCCAAAATTATTGCCCTTAAAAATGCACTAAATGAAATTAACAAAAAGAAATTTCCAAAGCAAGCAAGACGCCTTGCAGAAGAAATGAATAGATTGGCTATTGAAGGAATCAAAGAAGATCGTAAAAATTTTAAACCAACCAAGAGGAAATAATGGATTCATCTATACGAAATTCTCTTATTTCATTACTTCAGTTAATGAAACATAAGGCACAGGATAAAAATCTTGTGCCTGTGGTTTCTACTAAAAAATTTATTGATATTCTACGAGGTACTGGAATAAATGTTACTTATCAAGAACTTTCAGATCTTATTCAACAAGATCAAGTAATTGGAAATATGGTAGCTAATATTGATAAAAATCAAGTAAAAATAAATCTCACTGGAGAAACTGATTCTGATTTGGATGTTCCAGATCCAGATGAAATGTCGGACGAGGACGATGATATTCCAGATGACTTGGACCTGAGTACCGATGGTTCTCAGCAAGGGCAGCAAGGGGCCAATCAACAGCAACAAATGACTAATAATCAACCCAATGTTCCTTCTCAAATAAATCCGGTAACAGATATGGCAAGACGTGCAGCAAATCGAATGAATTAAACATTTGAATGTTCATTTTTTGTTTGATAAACTCTTTATATGATCACAAAGAGATTTGATTATACTGCGTTAAATAGAACCGAGGTGAATGGGCAGCGAGTATATCAATGCCCAAATAATCAAAATTTGCCATCAGTTACTACAATATTAGATAAGACTAAAACCGAAAAAGAAAGAAATGCATTAGAGCAATGGAAGAAGCGTGTCGGGATAGTTAAAGCAGAGCAAATTAAAAATGAAGCAGCCGCACGAGGCACGCGCATGCATCGTTTTTTAGAAAATTATGTTAGCACAGATACATTATCACCGTCTGGTTCGCATCCATGTTCAATCCAAGCCCGTAAAATGGCAAATGTGATCATTGATAGTGGATTATCAAAATTGGGTGCAATTTATGGATCGGAAGTCGCGCTGTGGTATCCGTTATTATATGCCGGAACTACCGATTTAGTGGCGGAATGGAAGGGTGAATTAACCATTGTAGATTTTAAAAATTCCATTCATTTGAAATCAGAAGATAGAGTTATATCTTATTATTGCCAATGCTGTGCCTATATACTTGCATTTAATGAATTATATAAACAGGAAATTAAGCAAGCAATAATTATGATCGCTACAACAGAGTATGAATATCAAGAATTTATTATAGATGCATCTAACTTTGAGAATTATTCCAATATGTGGTGGGATCGTGCATCTCAATTTTATGATCTATAAATTTTCTAGTCGCATAGCTAGTCATATTAAGATTTCTGGAAGCATCATTAATACTATGATAGGATACCCCATCAATGGTTACTGGCTTACTGGTAGTATCGTTTCCATTTTTAATTCTTGTTAAAATGGCGCGATGGGCGCTCTCGGAATTACTTGAGCTTCCTTTTCCGTAGCGTTCCATATGAGTATTAACTATTTTTTTCTTGGTGGCTTCTGAATGTTTATCTTTGCCGTGTTTTCGACGTGTTTCCCATCCACGTTTACATGATTCCTCGGAGTGCGCCGCGTTATTATTCTTTCTGCGAGTTTCCCATCCTCGGTTCGCGCGCTCGGTGGTATTTTTCCAGTTTGGATTCTTTCTACGATTCTCGTTTGCTTGTGCAGCTAATTTTGCATTCCAGATGCACCCACCACCCCCAGTTCGATTTTCCAAGCACCCAGTATTTAAATCTATTCTTCCAAACATGCTAATAAGTTGATCCTCTAACAAAAATGCTTCTCCCTCTTCCATATTTTGGCAGATAAATACTTTAAATTTGTTGGATGGGACTTTGCAATAGTGGAGACTATGAATCCTTCGTCCCGATCCTTTCCCAATATAATACGGGGTGTTGGCTACGTCATTTTCATCATCAAATTCTCTAATATATGCATATACATAAAAACGATTAGGATTTTTCATAGTAATATTTATCAACCAAGTAAATAAGAAAAAAGGGGAACTATGAGTACTAATATTAAATGGATTGGTTCAGCCGAAGATAGAATTATTTCAATTAGAAAATTTAGAAAATATATTTCTACCTTGCCATTGCAAGAAGCAGTTCAATTAACAAAAAATCAATGGGAATCTGGACCATTTCTAAATCAATTACAGTTTGATATTGCTGAATTATCTTGCTGGCCCACCCCGTGGGAATTATTCAGTAAAAATTCTTTTTGTAAAAATTCTCAATGTTTAGGAACGCTATATACATTAGTAATGAGTGAGCATGGAAAAGATAATAATTTTGCGTTGGCTATTATTGATGATGTTATCGAGGGGGCAATTCCAGCTATTTTAGTAGGAAATGATTATCAAGATGAATTGAGCAATTATAATGTTAGATTCATTATTACCGCAGAAGAAATTAAACATAATATTAAGGAGAAATAATATGGGAGAAATAACAATATCAAAGGTATACGCAATTAAATTAAGTTCTGGTGAAGAATTACTTGGTAAAATTCAAGAAGAAACAATTACTTCTTATATTTTACAAGATGCTAGAATACTTATGCAGGATATGAATGGAGCACTAAAATTAGGACCATTTATGTTTTCTGCAAGTCCAGAGCATGTTATAGAACTTTCAAAGAATGCAGTAGCAGCTAAGACAAAATATCTTCGAGATGGCCTTGAAGCGGCATATAGCCAAAGTGTTTCTAAACTAGTAATTCCAAACAAACAAATTTTAAGAGGATAAAACAACATGGATATTGCAACAAATTCTAACTGGGAAAAAATTAAATCACAACTAATTGCAGATTCAGTTAATAGCAGTGCATTGGGAACCGTATTGGACAATGTTAGGTCTGATATTATTACAAATGATGTACTGACTAGTGCCGGTCTTCCTCAACTTAATCCAGACGTAAAAAGAATGATAATTCCTATTGCTGGGATTGCATTTAATCATCTAGCTGCACATAAATTGGTCGGAGTGGATGCTAGTAAGGATAAGACCGGATCGATTTCAGCTATGGAAGTTAAATTTAATCCTCTTCCAGACGCTATTCCGATGGCAGAAGAAGATGAGCATAGTCGTGATGCTATCGCAAAGTCTGGACAGATACAAGTAGCCGCCATTCGCTGTCCATTTGTAATCAAGCGTCACACAGATACTTACTGTCAACTTTCTCCCGTCAGCAAGTATCTGCAAGAAATGAGTAATATGATACACGCTGGAGTGAATTTAGAAAATGAATTTATGGACGCGGGCGTTGCCGAACTAGCTATTCATCATGACATGCAATTATTACAAGAAATTTCAAACTTGGTTCCTACTGCCGACTATACTTTCACAAGCAAAAAAGATGATAATGCGGACCTTATAATTGATATTAACCGTGCTTCTAATCTTATTGCACAACGTACACGTAGAGGTGTTGGTAACTGGGCTGTAGTTTCTAATGCGGCGCTAACTATTATTCAAAATGATTCCACAAAGGCATTCTTACCTAATACCGAAGAAGAAAACTCACTTGGTGCTCCGTTTTCCATTAGATTTGCTGGAACTATAAATGGTAACATTAAGATTTATGTAAATATTTACGCAAAGGATACTGATCCAATATTGGTTGGATATCAGGGACTCCATACTGATAACGGAATAAATTATATTGCTCATAATCCAGCCAAAATTAAATCAAGCATTGATGATACGGTTGAATTGACTGGTGAAGATGCCTATGTGTTTGCATCAAATGCCAAGGATTATTATTGCAAGATTGATATGAATTTATAATTAAAATATCAATTTAATAACAGCAAAAGAGGGAGACAAGTAGATGTCTCCCTCTTTTGGCATAAATATATTCATGAGACTTTATGAAATTGAAATGATAAATGATGTTGCTTCTGGATCTAAAGTATTTCCAGATATGGTTAGAAGATGGCATCGTTTTGTTAAGTTATATGGAAGAAAGTCATGGGGAAACTTAAAAAATTTCGAGGTATTTTCCTTAGAAGAAGTCATAAAAGAAAATATAATATGTCTTAAAGATAAGTCCAATGATCAATTAGTACTTATTGTTGAAATAAGTGCTGTCTGGATTAATACTAACACATGGCAAATAGATTTGATTTCAGTTAATGATAATTATAGAGGATTAAATCTTCCTATCTTGATGTATCGATTCTTATTAAAAAATTTAAAATTAAAGATACTTTCTGGGAATGAGCAAACAAAAGGTGGAAGAAGTATTTGGGAACGACTGGTAAAAATTCAGGGAATTGATTGCTTCGGATATGATATGAAGTCCAATAAATTGTTTCAAATAGATAAGAATGATTTGTTCAATGAAGATATTTGGAATAACAATTTAACTGATGAAATTGATTATATTCAGGATGAAATAGAAAATACAGATAATAAAAATAAAAAGCAAGAACTTACAAAGCAATTAGAAAGATATAAAATAGAGCAAGAAAATATAAGCAATAATATTAGAATATTGGCGGTAGCAAAATGATTGAAACAATAAAAGAAATAATGAAGATTATTTTATTAGTCGTATGCTGCATCTCGATGTTGATAATGATTACGTTATATTGTAAAACAATAAATGAAGTAAATGATACGATGAGAGTAGCAAGAACTGACCTTAATCAAATAAGTCAATCAGTTTCAAATATTCAAAAGTCTACTGGTTCTATGGCAGAAACATCAGAGCAATTGGCAGATATAGCATATTACATAAGAGTGAATATAATACCAAATATCAATGCATTAATTTATTCCGGAAATTCTTTTGTTGCTCATGCTAATCATAACATGAATACTTCATTTTCATATATTAATGGATATGATGGCATCTTATCTAGCACAAATAGAAATATGCAACAATCCTTTGATATTATAAACAATGAAAATGGTACTTTGAAGGAAACTAATAAAACCTTATTAGCAGTAAAATCAGATGCGGTACATGCCGATATGATCATATCTCATGAAGAAAGAAGATTATCTACTTTGGATAATCAAGAAGAAACTATATATGAAAATACCAATGATTCTTTAAAAAGCTTTCAACAACTAATTAATAATCCTTATCTAATGCAGATAGGAGTCAATACTGCTGGAATAACTTCTGATATTCACGTGGCAACCACTGAACTAATAACTAAACCATCATCAAAAAAATTATCATGGCTTCAACGAATTTTGCTATTTAAACGAGCCATTGGAGGAAAATAATGATTAATCGAAAATTAGGAAGACAACCAAAACGAAATGATCCAAGAACATTATTGCTATCTGCATACTTGCCATCATCTCTTCCAGCCCCGCCAATAAAAGTTGATTGGAGCAAAGGACAAACTTCATGGGGAGAATATTTGAATGATAGTTTGGGAGATTGTACCATTGCCGGTGTAGCCCATCTTATACAAACATGGGCTATCAATTCATCTAAAGCATTGACATTTGCTGATAACGATGTTTTAAAGTATTATATTGAGTGGGATGGATATAATCCCAAGGATTCTAAAACTGATCAAGGCGGCAATGAATTGGATGTTCTTAATAAATGGAGAACAACTAAATTTAATGGACACATTTTGCATGCCTATGCTGCTACAAATGTTCATAACATTCAAGAAATTAAAACTGGCATTAATTTATTTGGTGGATTATATATTGGGGTCGGACTTCCATTGACCGCGCAAACCCAAAATGGTACATGGGATGTTGTAAATAATGCATCTGATGGTACGGCAGAACCGTTTAGCTGGGGAGGACATTGCGTGTCGGTTTGTGGATATGATGCAAAATACGTATACATAATCACTTGGGGAGAAATATATAAATTAACTTGGAATTTCTGGTTAAAATATGTTGATGAAGCATATTGTTTGATCGGTGAGGACTGGTTTAATGTTTCTGGAATAGATCCAACTGGATTAAATGTTACCCAATTGGATGAAGATTTAAAGATTGTTACAAAATGAAAAAGGTGGGCATAATGCCCACCTTTTTATCGATCATAAAAACGATCACGCGGTTCAAGTTCGTCTTGATTCTTTTCCCAGTAACGAGTCTTACAATTTTGAGAACAGCACTTGCTAGTAATGGTTGCCTTAACAAATTTTGTTCCACAATCAGCGCAAACAGCAGTCTTAGTCTTCATTGTTTCCTCCAACAAACTTGTAAGTGTTATCTTCATTTTTCACAAACTCACCACGCCGAACTCCCGCATACATAATCAGTTTCGCGAACCACTTGAAGTTGAAACACGGCAGAAGAGATGCAACTTCTTCTAGAGTGATTCGATTTGGATTAAGGTTGGCTAGTTTTTCAACTTTCTCATAATTCATATCGTTCTCCAATCTGAAAATAGTTTATTATATTTTCAGATCACTGTCAACGATTTTCTTCTGTATCAATAGGATTTCTTCGATTAGCCTTCATTTGAACAAAATGTAACGATTTCTTTTTTACGTCATATCCAAAGCCTTTGCTACGATGCGGGGTAAATCCTTTATCCTTACGAAAGTGCCCAATGGGTGCAGATTCAATTCGATTTCCCCGTTCATCATATTCTCGATTATTGAGATGGGATGCGCGGCGTTTTGCAATAATTTCTGTTCGATAACGACGTTCTGCTCGATTGTGCATATATTCTCTCCTTGAACAATATTTATAATATCATTATTTATCATTGATATCAAGACTTTATTTCCTTCTTGCAAAGCAATGAGCAATTTGATATAGTTATTTCAGTGAGGAGAAACAAACACATGATTATTTCAAATAACACAATTGAATCTATTAAGAATAGCCCATATTCTACCGCATATACGGCTGATATTTATGAAGTATCCCTTCGGACAGTACAGAAATATCGTCGCGGGTGGAAGGGATATAAGAAGAATATTCCGTCAAATATCAAAAAGCTTATTAATGATGGCAATCAAACAAACGAGGTTCTGGCATATAAATTTGGTATTTCTGCAATCGATTGTGCAAATATTCGCGCAGAAAAAGATTATTTTTCAGATAATAAGCTTGCTCGAATTCAAGAAAAAGGATACGCTGCCAAAAAGTCGGTAATTACCTATAAGACCAAGTATTTGAGTAGCATTTGCCCGGTATGTGGAGCAGCCGTGGGGGGGCGGTGTAATGGACTATATGGTAATGTCACGCATTATCAGAGAAATAGCCGCATTCCTTTGAAAAATCTTCCAGAAAGTACTATTTCGGGTCATTTGGCAAAATATCTATATAAGGGGGTTTAACATGCAAGAACTTGATTTTGATTTTAATTCAAAAGTGTGCGATAGAAAAGTGCCATATCGTACATATGAATCGGCTGCAAAAGCAGCAGAACGGATGATTTATAAAACAAGAACATGGCTTCATCCATATCAGTGCTTTGAATGTGGGAAGTACCATATTGGTCATAGTTATGCAATGGCTGAAAAATACGGAGAACTGCAAGATTGGCTCTGCCCAGTATGCGGGTTGCTGGTTCCAGAAAAACTTATGATGAGGCAAAAAGATGATAAGCTGCACTTTTGCTCCAGAGATTGCCGCAAAATCTACCAACAGAAAGAAGCAATAGCGCATCAAGGCGCAGCAATTTGCAGAGATGATGCAAATAATGCTTGACAATCAACCAAACATTTGATATTCTTATTATGTTGTTAGGAATAAATCGAAAGGATTTTATTATGACTGCTTATTTGACGCTTGCTGATTTTGAAGAGAACGCTGACCTGCTCGATGCAATCGAGGTTCTTCCCACCGCTCGTAAGACCAAGGCACACTTTGATGTAGAAAGTCATACCTATAAGAAGGCCAGCAAGCATACCATTTCCATCAAGAATTATACAACCGAAGAGAACGCATAATTACCATATGGGATGATATCAATTAGTTTATGATATCATCCATTTTTAAGGAGAACAATGAAGTATTTAAATTATATTATTTTAACATTGGCATTGATGATTTCTACCGTTGGATTTTCTCAAGATAAGAACACCATTAAAGAAATTCCAGCAACAGTTGTCGATATTCCAGCAGTTGATCATGCATATTCCTGCCCAATCAACTATGCATTAGCTGATAAAAAGCCTCCGGTGATTACAAATGCTTCCGGTGGAATGTTTGTTTCAAATGTGGTAGGAAATTCATCATATAATGATTATACAATTCGCTCGGTTCAGGTAGTTACCTCAGATATTTTGCGAACTGCTGCCCCAGTATGCATTCCTATTTTCAACGAATCAACTGCGATTACTTCAATGTCCACCCTTAATGTTTCCATGGGAGGACTATATATTCCATCCGGAGATGATTATTGGGAAATTGGAAATCCAACCAGTGATTATATCTTATCTTTGTATAGCAAGACTGACAGAATTATTGGAATTAAGAAAGATGGCACCGTGATTCGATTCTCTAATATTAATATTGATAAAGATACTAAGCAGTTTTGGGAACAGTTGGCAGAAATGCTTAATCGAAACACTTCTGGAAATTAAAAAGGAGGATTATGACATTAAGTGATTTGAAAGTTTATCTCAATCCGAAATTTTGGGTTATGATTTATCCATATGATAAAGAATGCGATGATCAATTAAAAGATGCTTTGGAAAATGACACTTTTCATAAAGCAATTGATCCTCACTATTCTTATCCCCACGATCCAAAATGTATGGTTTCCATCGAAGGTATTGTTTATTGGGTCGGAAATTATCCATATGGGGTATTTTCTAAAGTTGTATTCAATGAATATTCTTGGTATGTTGATCCCGTTCGCCCATCTCGCGTAACAATTGCCAAAGCATGGAAGAACTTGCAGGAAACCGATCTTGTTTAAATGAAAGGAAACTATGAAAAAGTTATTGGTTTTTGCATTATTTGTATTTTCTATTTCTATTGCACAGTCTCAGGAAGTGCTCATTAAAGACGCAGGAAGCCACCTTGCTGCTCTTCAAAGTGGAATAGAGTACTCCCCTACTGCGTTTTCTTTTGCTCATAATATGCGCAGAGAACATTGGCTTTCTCCGCGCTTTAATGGAAATAATCCAAATGAACTTAATAAGTTAACTTTAACATCATATGTTTTGACGGATTATGACACCAGATTTGATTCCGATGGACAAGACTTGGACTTCATTATCCATACTTATCATATGACTGATCTTGATAAAGATGCAAAGAATAATTATCGTTCTATTCAAACTATTAAAGGGAAATGGCTTGAATTTGCGGTTGGGAAAGATTGGGTCGGTGGCTTAGATGATAATCCCAATGACTTTGTTATTATGCTTCCTATTTCAGTTGCAAATTATAAGAAGTTAAATAAAAATCTTCGAGTATTACTGGTTTGTAATCAGATTCAGTCCAATTCGGTATTATCATATATTAATCCAGTTGAGATTTTGATTTACAATTACGAAACTGGTGAAGTATATACTATTTGGGAGAAGAAGGCACTCATATGATTATATTAATTATCGCTGTATGGTTGGTATCTATCTTCTACTCATGGGGAACAATGCTGTCGGAAGCTGACTGGAATGACTCATATCGGGATATGGCAGGATTCACCATTACAATTATTGCCCTTGGACCGATTGGTGCATGTTCTTGGGCACTTGCTTCCAATTTCAATCAGCATGGTTTTAAACTTCATCTTTAACTAACAATATTCCATCGCACATAAATAGTAGTAGGAGTTTATAATACATGCGATGGAATGAAGTTATTGCAGAAGAAACATTAAATGGTTTTACTATTCAGTCCTTGGATTCTTTTGTGGATCAAGAAAGCGACAGTGACGAATTGAATGAAGCAGATTTTGGACTGGGAGCACATACTAAAACACTTCCAGATAAAGAAATGTCTAAATACTTGGATAGAATTTACAAAGGTGAGAAAACTCCCACTGATAAATATAAACTTCCATATATTCATAAAAGTAATATTAAGATTGTTGATGATGCCGACCAACCATATGATTTAGATGCGCTGAAAGAAGCTATTATGCAACGGCCATCTTCTCTATTAAAGCAAAATGAAAAAATGGTGCATAGTAGTGGAACAATACAATTTTATAATGTTGGCTTGCCAGCATTAAAAGGATTGGTAGTTAATGAGAAAACCGGAAAGTTTGTTATTGCTGATACGTGTCCCGGAAGTGGCTCATGCAAATTATTATGTTATGCAATGAATGGAAGTTATATTCTATTTAAAGCTGTTTCCATGAAGCAGACTCAAACTTTAAATTATTTGGTGAATGATCCGGAAAGTTTTACTGAACAATTAAAAGCCGAAATTATGGTTGCTATTGCCAAGAATCGTAGCAAGGCTAAAGTAGCCATTCGTTGGCATGATAGCGGAGATTTCTTTTCTCCAGAATATATGAAGCTTGCATTTGATGTTGCAAGGGCATTTCCAAAGAATTTGTTTTATGCTTATACCAAAATGGCATCCGTTGCCAATGCAGAAAAACCAAAGAATTTTATTATCAACTTCTCATCAGGTAGTGCCGCTCCTGCACAAGAAAAACTAGTTGACATTGAAAACACAAAGCGGGCAGTTATTGTTCCAACATCATTGTTTGGTGACTTAATGCAAAAGAATGGAAGAACCATTATCCGTGACGAAAATGGTGCTTGGGCATTTACTAATGAAGCTATGAATACTTTGAAAGATAGAATTGCTCAAAAATATCATATTGATAGAAAAACAATACTATCCTATGAGCAATATATGAAGCTTGATTCCGAAGATAAACTTGATGATAACAAGAAATTTTTTGTGATTGTTCGTTCTGGAAACGGCGATAATTCTTCAACTGATCCAAGAGTACAAACAACATTCTTATTACAACATTAAAATTATATGGAGAGAGAAATCTCTCCATTTTCATTTGATTTGACATTTTTTCTTTGCTATGATTATAACTAACAAGGAGAAACTTATGCAGATCGGTACAATAGGTTCACAATATAAATCAAAAAATAGAAGTAAGATCATTTTTTCAAACGATCTAGATGGAGTAATGACTAATCATACTTTATATGCTTCATTACCCACCATAGGAAAAGATGAAAATAATATATTAACTGTTAAAGTAAGAGATACTTGGGATAACTCCGTAATTAATTTCTTAGATGATAATACCCCCGGCTTCGATGTAACTATTCAACAAATTGGCCCAGATGAATTTACAATCGCTTCTTCATATCTATATAAAAATTGTAACATTATTGAAACAAATTATGGAGAGTTTGATTTAACTGCCGGAGGAAAACCAAATATTATTACTTTAACTATTGAATACACCGATCTTATTCGATAAATATCATTACACACAATTTGGAGAAATAAAAATCAATGACAAAATCAATTGTAAAGCGCGATGGTCGCGCTGTTAGCTTTGACTCAGAAAAAATTAAATCAGCAATACAAAATGCAATGACTCAGGTTGGGGCAGATGACCCGGAATTAATTAATAAAATTATAACTCATATTGAAGAACTTCCAGCAGAACAGTTATCAGTTGAAGAAGTGCAAGATATTATCGAAAAGAAGTTAATGGCTTCTTCTCATAAAGATGCTGCCAAAGCTTATATTCTATATCGAAAGGACCGCACCACCGAAAGAAATAAACGATCTTCCCTATATAAAAAAACTAGTAAAATCTTGAATGGCGAATTAAAAGAACGTAGCAATGCCAATATGTCAGATGAATCATTTTCAGGAAGACGCGAACACGTATCCGAAATTGTTCAAAAACAATTTGCTTTTGATAATCTACTTTCTCCTTCCGTAAAGAAATATTTTGATGAAGGAAAAATTTATCTTCATGATTTTTCCTTCTATGCCACCGGCTCTCATAATTGTTTATTCGTAGACTTGGCCCACCTGCTTGCAAATGGTTTCTCATTGAGGAATGGTGATATTCGACCCGCAAACTCTCTCAGCGCCGCTCTACAGCTTACTGCGGTCATTCTACAGCTACAATCTCAGGGACAGTTCGGAGGATGTGGCGTTGCTCATATTGATTATGATCTTGCACCCTATGTTAAGAAATCATTATCAAAACATCTTATCAAAGGTTTAAAATATCTTTACGAGAATGTCAATGAAACTGTTCCGGAAATGGTTTCATTAAATGATACTTCATATGCTAATAAATATCCAAAGGCTTGGACATATGCAGTAGAACAATTAAAATTAGAAGCTAAACAATCTTTTGAGGCTTTTTATCATAATTTAAACAGTTTGGAATCGAGGTCGGGAGCCCAACTTCCGTTTTCGAGCGCGAACTTCGGAAGAGATACTTCCCCGGAAGGGCAACTAGTATCAGAAAATATTCTAAGAGCAAGTATTGCAGGAATTGGAAAGTTTCATCGTACTAGTATTTTTCCAATTTCAATTTTTCAACATAAAAAGGGAATTAATGATAAACCCGGAACTCCTAATTATTTTTTAAAGGAGCTTGCCATTGAAAGTATGAGTAAGAGAATTTATCCTAATTGGGTAAATTGCGATTTTACTAATCATGAAGAAGACATTAATAATCCTGATACTTATATGGCAACTATGGGATGTGTGGATAAGGATGAAGTAATCACGTATAGATATCTTGGTAATTTATATCATGAAAGCTTCAAATTGGCATGGAAGAGACTTGGTAATGAATTTCCTATTGTTAAAAGTGAATTAGGGGAATATATTGATTTAATTGATGTAAATGTTCGGGTTCTAGATACTTTTAATGGATTTGTGCCATGTTATCGAATGCTTAAACGGGCTGCAAAAAATAATACATGGATTAAACTATCATTTTCAAATGATATAACTCTTACGGTCACCACCGATCATCCCCTACCAATTATTAATCAAGGACGTATTTTCGCAAAAGATTTAAAAATCGGTGATAGAGTTTTTGATCATTTTAAAAATCCGTTATTTATTACTAACATGTTGGAACTTCCTGAAAAAAATGAAGACAGTTATGATGTAACAACCGAAAGTGATCATTTCGAAGTTTCTGGAATTTATAGTCATAACTGCCGTACTATGATTGCAAAAGATCGGCATGGAATGGGTTATTCTAAAGTAGGTCGTGGTAATATTGTTCCTACCACAATTATTTTACCTGCTCTTGGAATTGAACATAGGGGCGATATCCCCGGATTTTGGGCTGCATTGGATAAAACCCTTGAAGTCACTTGTAAATCATTGCTTGATAGGTATGATATTATAACAAGCCAAAAACCCTCTTCTTCGGTGTTTATGTATGATAACGGGTCTATTGCGGACGCAGATAAATGTATTGACACAGTTGAACCAGCCATGAAACATGGCACTCTTGCTATTGGATATATTGGTATAGCAGAAACCATGGTGGCGTTATTTGGTAAAAATCATTCACAAGATGAAAAAGTAAAACAATTTGCTTTGGATATTGTAAAAAGAATCTATGATTTTTCTAAGAGAATGTCTGAGAAGTATGATAGAAATTTTGGAACTTATGCCACCCCGGCTGAAAACCTTTGCTTTACGGCCATGGCTAAATTAAAAGAAATATATGGGGTTATTCCCGGAGTAACTGATCGAGAATATCTAACCAATAGTCATCACATTCCTGTTTGGGAAAATATTACGATGACAGAAAAAATTAACATTGAATCTGAATTTGCTTATTATGCAACTTCTGGTTGTATTACTTATGTCGAGTTCTCTTCTGGCTTAATTCAAAATAAGAAAGCAAT